AATCAAAATAATTTAAAGAATCTTCTACTAACCATCTTTCATATTCTTTTAGTGATTCTTTTGTTTCTCCTGGTAAGCCATATATAAATGAACCTGTCGTTAAAACATCATCACCCCATTTCTCTTTTAATTGAAGCATAACATCTTGCATTTTTTCTTTATGAAGTGTTTTACCTATTTTTTTAAGTGACTCACTATTAATTGATTCTATACCAAATAAAGCACTTCTAATACCAAGTTCTTTAAGTAAATTTATTTGTTCTCTATGCGCATTTAATAAATCTAATCTTAAATAACAACCAAAATTAATTTTAAATGGTAATTTAGAAAATACATTATTATATAAAAGCTCTAATTTATATGTACTATCATTAAATGTGTCATCACAAAATATATAATCTGTTGTTCCAAATAATTCATAATTTCTAATAAATTCTTCTTTTAATATTTCTGGATCTTTAATATAATCAAATTTTTTCTTTCCATTTAATCTAAAATTACAAAACGTACATTTAAATATACACCCTCTAGCTATTTCTATTGGTAATACTTCATTTTGGAAAATATGATCTGATTCATGCCATAATATTTGAGATGAATTGAAATCAAAATCTGTTTTATTTGTAATATTATATTCATTTGGTAAATCATTATTATTGTTTTTTACTTTATTTAAATAATCTATAATATCTAAATCATTATTATCATTAGTAAAAAAACAATCTATCCCATATGAATGTTTATATCTTGCTTCAGTACCACCATACACAAATTTAATGTTTGGATTTTTACTTCTACATAAATTCATTAAATCACGTATAATTTCATTTGAAAATGGATATTTTACAGTATAGATTTGCTCAAATGTAAAATTATCATGCATATTTTGTCTTATGTTCAAATATTCATCTAAATTTTTATTATTTAAATAACAATCATCAGATGATACTGTAAAAAATGTACTACCAAAACCAACTACCAACGTTTCTTTTCCAACATATTTATCTATTATTTTTTGTATATCATCATGTGTCATGAAACCAAAAAAATCTACTACCTGACATGTATAACCAGCTTTACGTATTTCTGTAGCAATACGATATGTTCCTGCACCACGTATGAAATAATAATTAAAAAAATTATCAGTAAATAATAGTACGTTAACTTTCATAATTATTTATATTCTTGTATTTTATCTAAATTAAATATATTTTTTCTATTTGATTTAATAGTGATTTATTTAAACTTTTGTTATGTAAATATTCTTCTGATATACCAAATGTTGAGTCAATCAAACTTAAGTTACCTTTAATCTAAAAAAATCATTAATTTTACATGTATAACCTACATTTCTAATTTCTGTTGCTATCCTATATGAATCAGCCCCCCAATATATAAGGTGATTTCTACCATGAGGAGAATCTGTGGAAATTAATATATTTACGCCTGACATTTATTTTTAACCTTCAACTACAGAAGTTGAATATACAGTTTCAAATGGTTGGAGTTCTCCATTTTCATCAAACTCATTAATATTAAATCCATCTAAATCACCAATACGAATAATAATTTTTCTAACAACTTCATCCTTAATATCCATTGGTGGACTAATCCAAATAGGTAACATAAAATTAAGAGTCCAAACGATTATTCTTCTTTCAGTTGCTACTGGATAATTTTCTTCATTATTAATTCCAGTTAATTCAACTGTTGTTATTTTTGTCCAATCAAACGGTTTATCTGTTGTTTGAATTTGTAATGTTGGGTCAAATAACATTAAAATTTGTTCTAAAATTTGATGTAATTGTAATGTGTTAGATGAATATATTGCTAATTCTATTCCCAAATTATATGGGATTGGCATAACTCTAGATGCAATCCTAAGATCATCAGGAAATACACCTCCAGCTTGCATAAACACTCTATTATCTACAACGTTAATTCCTTTTCTTCGTTCTGGTGCTAATTCAATTGACTGAATATTTGCACTTAAAATAGGAAGTGAAAACATTTTATTATGTGTATTTCCAGCAATTATTGCAGCTACAACACGATCTTTATTTCCTATATGAATAGGAACCGATATAAACTCTTCTTGACCTGTTTGACCTTTTCCAGTTTTAATTTTTAAACCTGAAAAAATAGCACAAAATTGTAATAAATACGTTCGTATTTGTTCATCATAATAAAAAGAATCTATCATTTATGCTATCCAATTAAAAATTAATACTTAATTATTTATTATGTTTTTATTTAATTTTTATTAATACTACTATATAAAATATTTTTTTAATTTAAAAGTTTATTTTTATATGTTTCTATTTTTTCTGCTAATATTTTTTCACTTATATGTAATGAAGGTATATTTTTATCTTCAATATTGATTCCTAAATTTTTATATCCTATAATACCTAAACCACCAGGAGAAAAACGCGTGTCTCTACAAACAATTTGCATTAAGTCTCTTGATAATTTAACGACGTCACTAAAATTTAAATCTAATTCTTTTGAATACCAATTAAATGGTATTTTGTTAATGTTATAAATTGTAGGATCATAATCATTTAAATTAATACGTCCAAGTATTTTATATCCATATTTTTCTGGATTTAATCCAATTTCAGATTTAGAACCTAATATAAAAGGATGAATTCCAATACTTGAAAAATAGTTTAATGCATCATTTATTAAAAATTTTTTAAATTCTTCTAACGATTTACGTGTTTCTCCAGGAAGACCTAAAATAAATGTTGCTGTAGTAAAAACTTTATTTTTCCATTTATCTTTTAATATTTGTACAATAGTTTCTAACTTGTCTAATGTTAATGTTTTACCTATATTTTTTAATACAACAGAATTGATAGCTTCAATACCATAAAGTGCACTATGTAACCCCATATCTTTTAATAAATCAATTTGCTCTCTATGTGCATTTAATAAATCTAATCTTAAATAACATCCAAAATTGATTTTAAATGGTAATTTACTAAATACATTATTATATAATAATTCTAATTTATATGTACTATCATTAAATGTACTATCACAAAATACATAATTCGTTATTCCAAACAATTCATAATTTCTAATAAATTCTTCTTTTAATACGATAGGATTTTTAATAAAATCAAAATTCTTTTTACCAATATTTGGTTCTGAGCAAAATTTACATTTAAATATACATCCTCTAGCTATTTCTATCGGTAATACTTCATTTTGAAAAATATGATCTGATTCATGCCATAATATATGACCATCATTTACAAAATTAAATTGTCTAATTGGATAAAATTCATTAGTCAATAATGGTATGTTATTTTTTATATTATTTAAATAATCAACTATATCATGATCATTATTTTTCCTATCAAAAAAACAATCTATAAAAGTTGTATTTCTATTATGCATTTCTGATTTAGCACCACCGTAAACAAATTTTATTTTCGGATTTTTCTCTTTACACAAATTAAATATATATTTCATATTTTCTTTGTTAAATGAATATAGACCATTAATATTATTAGCTACATTATTATTTTGTGATAATAATTTTGATCTATTTTTTACAAATGTTAATGTATTAGAATTATTAACAAAATCATCATCTAATGATTTTGTTATAAATGTGCTACCAATTCCTACTATTAGTGTTTCAACTCCTACGTACTTATCTATTATTTTTTCAATATCATTTTTAGTCATAAATCCAAAAAAATCAATTACTTGACATGTAAATCCAGCTTTACGTATTTCAGTTGCTATACGATATGAACCAGAACCACGTAAAAAGAACCCAGGATTATCAATTATATAATTATCTGTGAATATTAATACATTTACTTTTGACATAATTAAATAATATAAAACGTATATTAAATTTTTTATAAATAAATTATAACTTATATTTCACGTATATTTATAAAAATAAATATATCTTATGAATGAAGACATCACAATAATTAAACCCAAAAAAATTCGTTTAGATATGACATCTTTTTGTCAATTAAAATGTCCATCATGTCCAATGACATATCTACCAACAAAAGAAAAAACTGGTTATGTTCATATAGAACAATTTAAAGACTTAATTGATAAAAACCCATGGATAAAAAGTATTGAATTAGCTAATCATGGAGAAGTTTTTCTAAACCCAGATTTATTAGAAATTTTCAAATATTCATTCGAAAAAAATGTTGAATTGACTATCGATGTTGGTGTTAATCTAAATAATGTTAAATTAAATGTCTTAGAGGGTTTAGTAAAATATAGAATTAAAAGTATGAAAATTTCTATAGATGGTGCTAGCCAAAAAACCTATGAGCAATATAGAATAGGTGGAAATTTTCAAACTGTAATGAATAATATTGATAAAATTAACGAATTTAAAAAGATTTATGATTCATCATATCCATATTTAAAATGGACATTTATAGTATTTGGTCACAATGAACATGAAATACCATTAGCACGAAAAATAGCAAAAGATAAAAATATGCAATTTGAAACAAAATTAAATTGGGATGATAATTTTTCTCCAATCAAAAATATAGATTTTGTAAAAAAAGAAACTAATTTTAAATATACAAATGTAAAAGATCATTTAAAAAATAATGAAAATATAAGTTATCTTTCTACAATGTGTAATAACATGTGGATATCACCACAAATTAATACAGATGGAGAAGTATTTGGATGTTGTAGATTTTTAAGAATTCCATTTGGTGGAAATGCATTTACAGATGGATTAATGAATGTCATTAATAGTGAAAAAATACAAAAGGCAAGATTAATGTTAACAGGTCAAATTGAAGATACCAATGATAATATGTGCTCACATTGTTTTATATATCAAGATATGAAAAAAACTGGAAAATATATTCCAATTGAAACAATTAAAGAACTAATTAAAAAATATAATTACAATTGATTATTTTCTTTCTCTATTCTTTTTAAAATAATAAGATTTTTATCTTCTTCTAAATTTATTGCAGTTTTTACATTGAATCATTATTTCAATATTTTTCTTTTAATAAAATTTTCTAGTCCTGAATCAAATTCATAATTTAAATCATCTAGATAGATTTATCTAACGCTTTATCTAGATCATTTTGAATTTCATTAAACGAAATAATAGATTTATTTTCTTCAACTAAAAATTGTTTTAACGTTACCATAATTTATTTTCTATTTCTCCTAAAATTTTTGGATATACGTCATTCCGTTTTGCATCTAATATAAAATATTCTTTACATGAAATAATAATTTCGTTACGTTCATATTTAGTTAATGCTAACTTTAATTTTTTATTGAGGACAAATTTTCCATCTGATAAAATTTCATCTAAATGATAATCTTTAATATTTGAACCATTCATTTTTAAATATGAAAATTCCTCTTTATCAGTTGTTTTCAAACTTGAAATACGATTTACAATATTATCTGTTAAATCATCATATATTGGTGACCAACAATATTCAAAATTACCAATTGGGAAAATTATATTTGGGAAACCAAATATTTTTGCAACTGTTGAACTACCAGAAACAAATAAACCTTGAGATCTAAATGGGATTCCCATATTTTTTTTAAACCATTTATCAACTTTAATAAATAAAGATTGATCCATATCTCTTGGTCTACGATTTAATCTGACAGTTTTTCTTAATAATAAAATATTTTTTAATTCTTTTGTGCCACGCCACATTATATACGTTGTAGGTTCATTATTAATTTCATTCAAAAATGGTTTACAATTTTTAATTATAACATCAGCTATATCAGAAATTGATTCATCAGAATATGTTTTAAAAATTATTTCTTCTGATTCTGTTAAAAAGTTTTTAAATGATAACATATTATGTAAAATTATTCCTTCAATGATTTTTTATTAGTTGAACGTAACATACTTCTAATAGATGGTTTAAATGATGAATATTCGCCGCGTCTATCTGTTTCAACATATATCCATTTATTTTTTATAGCTGAATATTTATAAAGTCTTGCTGGTATTTTAGTATAATCTGGATATAATAATCTATAATATTCACCATCTACTGCTGTAACAGGTAATTTATATCCTTCTGTATATGGAATTCCATCTGGTGGTATTGCATCTTCTATATAAATATCATTTCCATCATATGAACCTTCACGTCTTTCATTTGCATTTAGTATTTTTTGTGCCATACCAGATGCTATTTCTTGTCCTTGAGCTCCAACCTCAGGAACATTACTATCAGCATCTCTTTGAATATTCTCAGATGATTGAAGAGTAACTGTTTCTATTTGTTGAATTCCTTCTAAAAATGTAGAATCATCAACTTTTAATGCAGTATCCCTAGTACCAAGAATATCTCTATGTTCTGTGGATGGTATTAATTGTTCAGCTTGAAAACGATAAATGAGTGGTTTCCATTGTGGACTAAAACCTTCTGCTGACCAACTTGTATCTGTTACTTCTAAATATTTTTTGATTGGTTTTAAATTATGATCATATTGTGATTCTGATGGCAATTCTAAAATATCACCAGTAACTATTGGCCTTCCCAATGATTCGACCATTTTTGCAAATGATACTGTGAAAATATATTGATCAAGAATATTCAAACCAAATTTTCCAAGATCACCAACACTATCAAATGGTGAATATTGACATTTTAAAGGTGAAGAGATTTGTGAATAATCCCTATCTCTATTTTCCAAAAAGAAAATATCCTGTATATTATCAATATGTGTTGCTTGATAATCTATTAATTCTAATTTATCTATTTCCCATGGCTCATTAACTGAAACTCCATTAAACATCAGTGGAACTATTCTCCAATATTGCGCAGGTGAGGATGATTTAAAATGAATTGTTTCTAAATTATTTGTGTCTGGAAGATTAACAACATCAACTCTATTCCAAACCAATTGTAAATTTATATAGAAAGTATCTCCAATAGAAAATGGAATAATTCCATTTTCTATTATAAATGAAATATAGATATTGTTAAATGGTATACCAACAGTAGCTGTTCCAAGGAATCCATACGTATTAGATGTTACGGAAAATGTTGTTGGCGAAGTAGCTGAAATAACAATTAAATCAACTGTTGCTTTTGGACCACTTTGAATATGTTTTACAACACCATTACCAACACCAGAAAATGCTGTTGTTAATGGAAAAACTTTTCCATCTGCTTGTTCAATACGAATTTGAGTTGCTCTGTTTTGTGAAAGTGCTCCTTGTTTTATTTTTAATGTTGTTATATGTTGTCTTATTGGTGCTGGTGGAGCATAACTTTCAGTTGAATAAACTGTTTTTTTAGTTCCAAAATTATATCCTAAAAAAGCTGGTGTGGTCAACACAGATAAACCTGTTTGAGATGATCTCCATGTTAATGGAGATATGTCAAATGCATTACTAGAATTATAACCTACCATAGTTCCACCGGATAATGGAAACCCATTTCCCGTTAAATCTATTAAATGTCCTTGTTCATGAACACCTAAAAGTTTAAAAACATTAACCGTGACACCTGAAATTTCTAATTGTTCGGCAATATATTCTTCTTGAATATGTTTTTCATTTTCAAGACATTTGTCATCACCATTTAGTCTCCATGTACCAATACATAAATCAGGAACTACATAAGAATTTTGTTGATCTGCCATAATTTTTATTCACGCGCTATTTTTTAATAATCTCTCATTAATATATTTTCGCAAATATTAAATTTCCAGCATCTTCACATTTAATATATCCAGCATTTGTCATATTTTCAAACTCTGATTTGTTAGTATCAAAATTTTCACATAATATATTTATTAAATTTTTAGCTTGAGTATCATATCTTTTTAATATTTCACCATTTTTAAACCAAAAATAATTTGGTTTTGATTTTCCTATTTCTATAAAACCATTATCTTTATATATTTTTCCATTTCCAAATCTTCTATCAACATATGTTAAAACAGATTTTGGTTTATACTCATTTTCAAAATATTTCAATAATCTTGAAAATCCACCAATAACATTAAATCCAAGTTTATTTGAAAATCTTATTAATTCCCATTCATATTTTTTATTAAATCTTGGTTTACTAAATGTCATTATTGAAACCAATTCTGAATTATAAAATAATCCTATTTTAATTTTTGATGGTATATATCCTTGTCTATGATTTTCATTTAAAAAATGTTTCACATCATCATTTTCTATATTTTTCACAACACAATCTCTGGCAAATATTTTTTTATTGTTTCCTAATAAACTATTTAAAAATTGTTTTATTTTATCTTGATCATTATACCATTCAACATCCCAAATATGAATCAATCTATATCCATTATTCTCCATTTGTTCTGTTTTAAATAATAAACTTGGTTCTGAACCCGCTTGATGCCAATATACACCATTCATTTCTATGCCTAATTTTAATTCTGGTAAAAGAATATCTATCTCATATGGCTTAATTATTGTACGATCATTTGATATAATTTTTCCATTATAATTTTCTTTAATATAATCTAATAATTCTTTTTCTGGTTTTGAAACAAATTTACAACATGGACACGTTTCAAGTTTTTGAGGATCTGCTATAAATTCATTTAAACATTCACGATGAATAAATTTTTTTTCTTTTTTTAAAAATTCTTTTGAAAAATCCGAAATATCTTCATTTAATATAAATCCTTTATTTTTTAAATAATTTATTCTTGGTTGAAAATATTTTGAATAATATAACTCATCATGAACCTTTTTTATAACTTCTTTGACTTCATCTCTTAAAATATTATATTTGACACCATATCTTTTTAGATTTGTTTCAATTGTTTTTTGTTTTATTTTTTCCCAATTTTCACTTATTTTTTTACGTCTTAATATTTTAGCATCATATGAATGAAGATTTGAAATATGACCATATTTTAATAAGTTTGTATATTGTCTTTTTAAGATTATATCTTTACATTTACTAGGATGATCAACATTATATTTTTTTAAAAATGTTTGCTTACTTTTTTTAATCATTGTTGTCGAGTTTATACAACATTTTCTTGAACAATATTTACCAAATCCGCGTTGTGTATTTCTAAATTTTAAATCTTTTCCACATGTTAAACATTTTAATGAATCTTTTTCATTATTAAATAAAAATAATTTATATAATTTTTCTTGTGGTGAATCACCAGGAAATGTCATTAAAAATGAATATAAATTTGGAAAATTTGTTCTAACTGATCTTGTAAATGTTGTTAAATTATTTTTGTATTCACGTTTTAGTAAATCTAGATCTACATTTGGAACAGATTTTTCTAATAATGATAATAATTCTTTATTGATCGCCATAAAAACAATTTTATTATTGTAATTTTTGTATTTATGGAACCAATGATTTTTATCCTATAACAAAACTACAATTTCCAAATTCAAATCCGCCATTACCAACTTCATAATCAGAAAGTTGTCTTAATAGTTCTGATTGCATTTCTGTTGCTTGTGCTAATAATTCTGAACCATTAAGAGTAATACCACCATTAGGACCTGGTAAACCGCTAGAATATTTGCTACGTATTTGACCCAACATAACCATAAGTTCTGATTCTGCCCATGCCTGTAACCATTGTTTTGCCCATCTATCAACTAATAATTCTTGTTCTGTTCTTTCCATGATGCACTCTAAAACAACTTTTTCATCTCTGTATATTTTTCTTAAAATTGTCAATTGTCTAGATGCTTCATCCCAATCATACATTAAATTACCAGCAAAAATACGTTCATATTCTTCAGCTAATGATTGCATTAAATGTATAGAAAGAATATCAATAATACCAGATTGATAAAATTGATTAAAAAAGATTTGAGCATATACTGACGCATCTCCACCAAGTCCACTTAAACCTAATGTATTAACACGATGAATTTTAATAATATCAACTATTCTATCGGTTTTATAAACAGGGTCATTTAGATAATATATAGCTTGATCTTTTTTAAGTTCAAATATTATATGTCTTCTTTGATATGCATTATCAGCACGTCTACGAAATTCTTCAATAGCATTATCAATAGCAATATTAAAATGGTCTTCGTTTAATTCAACACAAACTGCTGGCCAACCAAGTTGATGTTTAAGAACATTTGCTAATCGTAAACGTTCATCATATGAACCATCTGTTCCAACACCTATTCTATCATATATAGGTGTTCCCTCTTGACTTGTATCAGCTTGTACCCATGATGTACCATTCCAAATTTCTAATTGTTTAGAATTTATATTATAGAAAAATTCACCTTGTGATGGAGATGTTGGTCTATCATTTTGTGTACCAGTTTTAACTGTTCCTGTGCTAGCTGGAATCCATATTGATCCTGTCCACATTGAAACGATATTAGTTGATGGATCATAATATACTTGTCCAAGACTTGGATTTAATGGAGGTCCTTCTGATACTGGTAATGCACCAGCAAATGAGTCTGATCTTTTATCTAATCTTGCAGATTCTAATGGATAAGATTGAATTCCTTGTGTATAATATTGTAAAATATTTGAACATGCATAAATACCTGCATAATAAATTTTGTTTGGATCTGTATTAATAACAGTTATAGATCCTGTATTTGCTACAGTATCACCAAAAATTTCATATTTTGCTTCTACAACAACAGCATTACTTATAACATCAGCTGGTGAAGAAAAATCTAATGATGGTGTATATCTTTCACCATCTGTTGGTGAATTAGAAATATTCAATATTTTTTCTGCTAAAATTATTACAAATCCATTAATTATAGTTCTATTAGCTGGTAATGTCCATTCTAAAAGAGTTGTTGTTGGTGTTGGATGTGACAATTTAAGTGTACATTGTCTAGCTTCTGTCCATAATTCTGCAGTTGTATTAGAGTTAAAATCTGTCATTTTAATCCTTTTTATATTGAGAAAAATTACTATTATATATTTATTTAAAATGATAAATAAATTTAACAATAAAATAGAAATTTCTACTAAAAATGAATTTAGAATTTAAAAAATGTTTAATGATGTCAGGATACACTATAGAAGGTGTTATCCGACGTGAGAATTCACATGATATGGATAAAAATGTAGTTAAACTTCTAGTCGAAGAATATAATAAAGCTAATAATTATAAAATACCAAAAGTTGGTGATATTGTTTTAATCCCTGTCATAAAAAAAGGCCAATAATTTAAAATTATTAGCCTTAAAGCTCTTCGTTTAAATAGAAGAGGAGATAAATTATAACTCTACTTACTCATTCAGATAATTCTTAATAGCTTCCATTTGAATATCTAATTTTGCTTTTTCTATTGATAATTGTTTAAAAACTTCCTCTAAAATAGGGTAACCGTATAGATTAATATAATATCCACGTCTACGATTAAGTTCTCCAATAGATTGAGAGACTACTTCAAATCTATCATTTAATTTTTCTAAAAGTTCTTGTGATATTTTTTCAGAAGACATTTGAAATTTTCCTAATTTTGTAATAAAAGATAACGTACCCATGTCTTATTTATGTGTCCATTTAATGGGACATTAAGAGACAATCTAATATTTTTTATTTAAATTTATTATCTTCAAAAAATGCACGCTTATGAGATACATTTTTCTTTTTATTTTTCTTATGATGATGCTTTTTAAAGAATGGATCATGATCATCAAAACGGCATTTTTTGTTCATACGTTCAACATATGAAGAAGATTGCATTTAATACACTCCTTATATTATATATGATTTGAAACAATTAAATTATATCACAATTCTTGAAAAATGTACATTCTTTAAGTGATTGTTTATAACTTATTGATTTTATTAAGATTTTATCCATAACTTGCTGCTGCTAAACCAAATCTTGCTGTTCCAACACCAGTCACATCAGCAGATACAACACCAGTATTACTGACAAGATTTGTTATTGAAACACTTCCTGAACCACCACTTCCATATCCAAATATTGCTTTATCTCCACCATAACCAGCTGCTGCTAAATTATATCTTACTGTTCCAACACCAGTCACATCAGCAGATACAACACCAGTATTACTGACAAGATTTGTTATTGAAACACTTCCTGAACTACTACTTCCATATCCAAATATTGCTTTATCTCCACCATAACCAGCTGCTGCTAAACGATATCTTGCTGTTCCAACACCAGTCACATCAGCAGATACGACACCAGTATTACTGACTAGGTTTGTCATTGAAAGGTTTGAACTACCACTTCCATATCCAAATATTGCTTTATCTCCGCCATAACCTGCAGCTGCTAAATAATATCTTGCTGTTCCAACTCCAGTCACGTCAGAAGATACAACACCAGTATTACTGACTAAGTTTGTCATTGAAAGGTTTGAACTACCACTTCCATATCCAAATATTGCTTTATCTCCGCCATAACCTGCAGCTGCTAAACCAAGTCTTGCTGTTCCAACACCAGTCACGTCAGAAGATACAATACCAGTATTACTGACTAGGTTTGTCATTGAAACATGTCCTGAACTATATCCATATCCAAATATTGCGTATGGATTTCCACCGCTTTGGTTACCACTACTATATGATGAAGCTATTATCTGTAAAATTGGGTTCATGTTATATTATTCTCTCCTTTATCCAAAACTTGCTGCTGCTAAATCGCGTCTTACTGTTCCAACACCAGCTACATCAGCAGATACGACACCAGTATTACTGACTAAGTTTGTTATTGAAACATTTCCTGAATCAGTACTTCCATATCCAAATATTGCTTTATCTCCACCATAACCAGCTGCTGCTAAACCAAATCTTGCTGTTCCAACACCAGTCACGTTAGAAGATACAACACCAGTATTACTAACTAGGTTTGTCATTGAAACATATACTCCTGAACCATCCCTTCCATATCCAAATATTGCTTTATCTCCACCATAACCAGCTGCTGCTAAAGCATATCTTGCTGTTCCAACACCAGTCACGTCAGAAGATACGACACCAGTATTACTGACAAGATTTGTCATTGAAACACTTCCTGAACTATTACTTCCATATCCAAATATTGCTTTATCTCCACCATAACTTGCAGCTGCTAAAAAATATCTTGCTGTTCCAACACCAGTCACGTTAGAAGATACAACACCAGTATTACTGACACGATTTGTCATTGAAAGATATCCTGAATTATATCCATATCCAAATATTGCTTTATCTCCACCATAACTTGCTGCTGCTAAACTATGTCTTGCTGTTCCAACTCCAGTCACATCAGAAGATACAACACCAGTATTACTGACTAGGTTTGTCATTGAAACAAATCCTGAACTACTAAGTCCATATCCAAATATTGCTTTATCTCCACCATAACCAGCTGCTGCTAAACCATTTCTTGCTGTTCCAACTCCAGTCACATCAGAAGATACGACACCAGTATTACTGACAAGATTTGTCATTGAAACACGTCCTGAACCAGTAAGTCCATATCCAAATATTGCATATGGATTTCCTCCGCCGCCTTGGTTACCACTACTATATGATGAAGCTATTATCTGTAAAATTGGGTTCATGTTATATTATCTCATTTATCCAAAACTTGCTGCTGCTAACCAATTTCTTACTGTTCCAACACCAGTCACATCAGAAGATACAACACCAGTATTACTGACTAGGTTTGTCATTGAAAGATATGAACCATTCCATCCATATCCAAATATTGCTTTATCTCCACCATAACTTGCAGCTGCTAAACTACTTCTTGCTGTTCCAAGACAGGCTATATCAATTGATACATTACCGCCCATATCAACTATATTTGTTATTGAAAGACTTGAAATATAATTAGCTCCATATCCAAATATAGCTTTTTTCTTTCCATCAAAACTTGCTGCGGCTAAATACCGCCTTGGTGTTCCAACTCCAGTAAAATCACCGACTACATTACCAAGTATACCTATTCTGGTCGTAATCGAAATAAATGGATTACTGTTATTTTCTCCATATCCAAATATTGCCATATTTAAACCATAACTTGCAGCTGCTAAACCGGATCTTCCTATTATTCCAACGTTAGTCATATCAGAAGATACAACGCCAGTATTACTTACTAAGTTTGTCATTGAAAGATATGCACCATTATTTCCAAATCCAAATATTGCTTTATCTTCACCATAACCAGCTGCTGCTAAATTATATCTTGCTGTTCCAACACCAGTCACATCAGAAGATACAACACCTGTATTACTGACTAGGTTTGTCATTGAAAGGTATGAGCCATTAAATCCATATCCAAATATTGCTTTATCTCCACCATAACCAGCTGCTGCTAAACCACTTCTTGCTGTTCCAACACCAGTCACATCAGAAGATACAACACCTGTATTACTGACTAGGTTTGTCATTGAAACACGTCCAATACTAGGAGCGGATCCATATCCAAATATTGCGTATGGATTTCCACCACCTTGATTACCACTATACGATGCCATTAATACCTGTAAAATTGGGTTCATGTTATATTATCTCCTTTATCTAAAACTTGCAGCTGCTAAATCATATCTTGCTGTTCCAACACCAGTCACGTCAGCAGATACAACACCAGTATTACTGACTAGGTTTGTCATTGAAAGATATACTGAACTACCACTTCCATATCCAAATATTGCTTTATCTCCACCATAACCTGCTGCTGCTAAACTATGTCTTGCTGTTCCAACACCAGTCACATTAGAAGATACAACACCAGTATTACTGACTAGGTTTGTTATTGAAAGATATGAACCATTCCATCCATATCCAAATATTGCTTTATCTCCACCATAACTTGCAGCTGCTAAACTTTGTCTTGCTGTTCCAACACCAGTCACGTCAGCAGATACAACACCAGTATTACTGACTAGGTTTGTTATTGAAACATATCCTAAAATACTTAATCCATATCCAAATATTGCTTTATCTCCACCATAACTTGCTGCTGCTAAATATGTTCTTGCTGTTCCAACACCAGTCACATCAGAAGATACAACACCAGTATTACTGACTAGATTTGTTATTGAAACACGTCCTGAACTATTACTTCCATATCCAAATATTGCTTTATCTCCACCATAACCTGCAGCTGCTAAACCACTTCTTGCTGTTCCAACACCAGTCACATCAGAAGATACAACACCAGTATTACTGACTAGGTTTGTCATTGAAAGATATGAACCATTCCATCCATATCCAAATATTGCTTTATCTCCACCATAACCTGCAGCTGCTAAACCACTTCTTGCTGTTCCAACACCAGTCACATCAGCAGATACAACACCAGTATTACTGACTAGGTTTGTTATTGAAACATATCCTGAACTACTATATCCATATCCAAATATTGCATATGGATTTCCGCCGCTACCACTACCGCTACCACTACCACTATCACCACTACCACTACTACTACCACTACCACTACCACTATCACCACTACCACTACCACTACCACTACCACTACCACTACTACCACTACCACTACCACTATCACCACTACCACTACCACTACCACTACCACTACCACTACCACTATCACCGCTACCACTACCACTACCACTATCACCACTACCACTACCACTACCGCTGCCACCACCACCGCCTTGGTTATCACTATAATTTCCTACTAAAACAATTTTACCAGCATATGGTGTAGAAAATATTACATTTATATTATTGTTATCAACAAAAGTTATATTATTTGGAACAATTGGAACTAAATTAAATCCTATATACACATATATAGAATATACTAAATCTGTTGTATTTAAGCCATGATTAACATTCCATGTTGTTGATGGAGTTGTTTGAAGGTGTGTATATTTTGTTGCTGAAGAAGTTGATGATTCTAAAGTTAACCATATTGAGCCATCATATACTTTTAATTTGTTTATTGTTTTATCAAACCATAATTGTCCTCTAACTTTATTTGGTGGTTCTGTAGTATTAGCAAAATTATCTAAAAGATACAATAAATTTTGTTGTATATCTTCACCCCAATTAGAATTATTTCTTCCTGTTATTTTAAGTGGTGTATTTACATAATAATTTGTTTGTGTTGGATGAAGAATGAATACGTTTGATAAATCAGTTCCATGAAAAACATACGATGTTGTGTTTGTTACAACACCATCAGCTATTGGTGATGGTAACGTTCCAACAATGTTAATTGTTGTTTTCCCACCCGAAAACGTGGCAGAAGACACCTTATATCTTCCATTATTACCAGTTGAATTTTTAATATCAAATTCAACATCAGGATAACCTAATGGAGCATTGAAAACACCTGTTAAATTTCCATATGTTGAACTTAACGTAATTGAATTTGCTGTAACTGAATCAATATTATAGCTTTTTGACATTTTTATTTTTTAATATTTGTTTATTATCTATATATTTATAAAATTTAAATAAAAATCAAAATTATATTTGACATAATACATAAAAATTATTATGCAAATTCACACATTTAACTTATTAATTTATTTTAAAAAAATTTTAATTTACATTTTGTCCTATTTTTGATATAATTTCTATATTTAAAATGTGCTGATATAGAAAAAAATGAAACAATATATAAAATATCCAAGGACATTTCATCTACCTTGGTCAGAAGGTATTACTGACGACGACAAGGTGCTAAAGAACATTTCCCATTTTATAGACAAGGAAATTGTTGTCTCAGAAAAAATGGATGGTGAAAATACAACCATGTATAAAGATTTTATTCATGCAAGAAGTATAGATAGTAAATACCATCCATCAAGAAGCTGGGTAAATAATTTTTGGGCTAGTATTGCTCATTTGATTCCAGATGGATGGCGTATATGTGGTGAAAATTTATACGCTGTTCACTCAATTCATTATAATAATCTAAAAAGCTATTTTTATGGCTTTTCTGTATGGAATAATTATAATGAGTGTTTATCGTGGGATGAAACAATTACATTTTTCAACAATATTGGAATCATTCACGTCCCAGTTTTATATCGTGGAATGTTCGATGAAAAAATTATTAAAAGTCTATGGAGTGGTGATCTAAAAGAAAATGGTGAAGGATATGTAGTAAGATGTGTTGATAGTTTCAAATACGATGAATTTAATAAAAATGTAGCTAAATTTGTACGATCAAATCACGTACAAACAGATACTCATTGGATGCATACAAAAATTAAACGTAACTCATTATGTAGTATATGAACTACTATATTATTTTATAAAATGGAGCCTTCGAGCTCCATTTTTAATTTTTAGAAATAAACATACAATCCTCAATTAACTTTAATAAATAAATTAAACATGGAGTAATTATGATTAAATGTCCAATATGTGAAACAGAATTATCTAAAATAGATAAACAACATCTTAAAAAACATTCATTAACTTTTGATGAATATATCTTAAGATATGGTAAAGATGCCCCATTTGGATATTCTGAAGAACTAAAACTAAAAAAATCGGGTGATAATCACCCATTTAAAGGACATAAACGTTCAGAAGAACAACGAAAAAATATAAGTGCTGGGATTAAAAAACTATGGGATGAAGGTAAAGTTTCTGCTAAACAAATAAATGCAATAGGAATTCGCTCAAGATTAGCTAAAGAGAATGGTAACCATTTTAATTTAGGTAGAAAATATGAACGAACTGATGAATATAAAGAAAAATTATCTAAAGCTTTATTAGAATATTATAAAAAATTTCCTAAATCTAAATATATTGGCGATAATGATAGATATAATAAACAATTATTGCATATACAGAAATTAGCTGAAAGTACTAAATTAAAAACAAAAAATAATTTATTAAATAAACTTGAAAATAATTTTTCAAATGTTAATCTATTGATTAATAATAGAATTTTATGTAATTGCAAAAAATGTAATACTTTACTTAATTATTCATTAGATACATTTGAAAAATATTCTTTTAATAATACTATCTGTCATAAATGTAATCCGAGACAAAAAGGATATTCAAAAGGAGAATTAGATTTATTTAATTTTATTTTATCATTATGTCCTGATGCTATTCATGGTAATAAAAACATCATTAAAAATGGATTAGAACTTGACATTTTTGTTCCATCAAAGAATATTGCTTTCGAATATAATGGATTATATTGGCATTCTGATCTTTATAAAGATAAACAATATCATTTAAACAAAACAGAAGAATGTGAAAAATTAGGAATTCAATTAATTCATATTTTTGAAGATGAATGGGAATATAAAAATGAATTAATAAAAGAAAAGATTAAACATGTTTTAAATTTAAATAATAATAAAAAATATTATGCTAGGGAATGCGAAGTAAAAGAATTACCATTTAAAGATGTTAAAAACTTTTTAAATGATTATCACATACAGGGTAATGGAGTAAAAACCAAAATTAATTTAGGATTATTTTATGATGATTTATTAGTAGGTGTTATGACTTTTGGTAATTTACGAAAAAATTTAAATAGTAAAAGTAAAGATGGTCATTATGAATTAATTAGATTTTGCACTAAAGATAATGTTATAGGTGCTGGTGGTAAATTATTTTCATATATGGTTAAAAAATTTAATCCGAAATATATAGTATCATATGCAGACAGAAGATGGTCATCATTATTAAATGTTGAAAATAGTTTATATTATAAATTAGGTTTTAAATTAGACCATATTTCTAAGCCAGGTTATTTTTATACTGATTTTGTTAAACGATATAATAGATTTGGTTTTAGAAAACCAAAAACTGATTTATTAATTAACGAGGCTCAATTTTGGGAAAAATATGGCTTCAGACGTATATGGGATTGTGGAAATTTAGTATTTGTTAAATATTTTGAATAAATGGATGGGTTTTTATTTAATTTAGAGAATAAAATAAATCTGTCAAAAATATATATTTTCACAAAATAGATATTAATGCTTATAAAAATAAAATCATATTTTTATTCTTTTATTTAAAATATTTTTTAACAAATACGAAGTTACCACAATCCCATATACGTCTATATCCATTATTAAACATATTTTCTGCTTCACTTAATGATTCATCAAAAACTTGTAATTTATCTCTAAGTTTATGTTTCTGAAACTTAATTCTAGATTCAAGTTTATTATTATTTTTAAAATAAAAATAATTAGGACTACTATCTGATAATTTATTAAATCCTAATTTGAAATATAAATTTCCATTACTCCATCGTTTATCTGCATATGCTACTATATTTTTAGGTTTATTATTTTTTTCAAAATAATTTAATAATTTACTAGCACCACCTACAACATTATATTTAGAACAATATCTAATTAACTCCCATTCATATTTTTTATTAAATCTTGGCTTACCAAAAGTCATTAATGAAACTAATTCATTATTTAAATATAAACCATAACGAATTTTTGATATACACTTTCCTTGAATGTGATATTTTTCCAAAAAATCATTAGCTTCTAAATTTGATATTTCTTTAATTATACAATTTCTTGCATATATTCGTTTATTAATTTTAAGCTTTGAAAATATTGTTAATAAAACTATTTCTTTTTTGTTTATCCATTCATTTTCAAATATATGAATAAGTTGAATTCCTTTATTAGCACATATATTTGTTTTATTTAAATGTTTATCTCTTTCTTCTTTGGTTTCTAATCTATTAAAAGAATGCCAGTATAACCCATTAAATTCTATAGCTATTTTCTCATCCGGAAAATATAAATCTAATTCATATGGATAAATTTCTTTCCTATCATTAACTAAAATTTTGCCATTATAAATTTTTCTAATTTCAGTTAATATTTCTCTATGGTGATTTGAAGAAGTCTTATGATGAAAACAGGATGGGCATTCAGGTTCAATAACTCCATTATTAGCAAATGTTTCAAATTCGAGCTCGCATCTTAAACATTTCCATTTAAGTTTAGAATTTCTAACATTTTTAAATTCATCCTTTGTTGTTAATAATTCATAATTTTTAAATTGTTTAAATCTATTTGACTCCCATAAATTAGTTAAATATGTATTTCGTAACTTATTTTTAATATCTATATTTTGCCATGGAAATTCTGTACCAAATTTTTTAATTGATGTTTGTTTTCTTTTATTTTTTACAATTTCATTGTTATTTGAACATTTAAGAGAACAATAATCCTTAGTATATCCTTGATTAAATGAAGTGAATTTTTTAATAGGATTTCCACATGTTAAACATTTTTTAGGATAATCTTTAAGATTATTCATTCTCCAATATATTGCTTCAACTAATGATAGGTTATCATATCCATCTAATATCTTATTTTTTTCAAAATCAGATAATGCTTGTAACTTATTAGGTCTAAATACACCTGTTTCTGTAAAAATTTTTTTAAAAATTTCGTCCATTTTATTTTCTCTCTATTTTACTTATATATTTGTAAAGTAGAATTAATCAGTATTTAAATTCTTAAAAATTTTAATGGAAATATAACGTCAAAATCACATATTTGATTTATGATAATTAAGTGTGTTTTTATATATTACACATTTAATTCAGAAAATAGAATAAGTTTATCAAACATATTTTCTTCATAAACATCTGTAGTTTTTTGGTCTTGCAATATTTTAATTCCTAGTTTTCCATTATTACATGATATTATTTTTGTTGACATTTGTATTTCATCTATTAAAATATTTTTCTTTATTTCTTTTACATATTCATTAATAATAAGTAGTTCGCTAAGTTTATCTTTTGGTGATTTAAATGATTTTTTATAATTCAATTTGGCTGGTATAATTTGTAAGTTACTAGCAGCAGAAATTATTTCGCAATTAATATTATTTTTCCATCCATCAAAAATAGTTACAACGTGATCAATATGATAATCGGTTTTTGAAATTTTTAAATTTTGTGGATTAATAATATGTTTATATTTTTTATAAACTTTTAATGTGAGTAATCTTACGATTCTTGAATATTCTTCAAATGAAAGTGACTGTTTTTTCATTATAAGTTTTCTTTGTTGTTTTTTACGTTCTATATTTACAGATGTCATTTTTGACTGTCTAATTTTAGGACCGCATATTGAACAATAATTATATGGATTTGTGAAAAGTGATAAGTTATCAACTTTAAAAATATGTCCACATATTTTATTTTTTACTGTAAAAATTTTTCTACCAAACTTACCTTCTTTAGATAAATTAGATAATAATTCAAAATTTTGTAAACTTTTTATTTTTTCTATGAGTTCAATATTTGATTGTTTAATTTTGTTATCATAAACACAACGTGATGAACAATATTGACGATATCCTTTAAAAAAATTTTCAAAAAGTGTAGGCTTTCCACAATTTTTACAAAAATGTTCAACATTACCGTTGATAGCTATATAAGCTTTTTCTGATATAGTTTTTCCGTCTTTAATCGAATTGACATACTCAAATAAATCTGGATATTTATAAAGATAACGACCCCATGTATTTGGATTATTTAAAATATAAGTTTGTAACTGAATTTTCATATGAAATTATTTTTATGAAAAAAACTAAAATGGGTGCCTTTTTAAAGCACCCATTTTTAGAAAATTATCCTAAATAATATTTTTTAGGAATATTATTTTATGCAAACACCAAGTTAGCAACGTTAACCCTACCATAGTAATCTGCTGAGTTGCCTAATGATGTAGCAGTTGAGGTAAATGTTGCTTTACCATAACGTGTCATTAAGCTAACTTGTGGGTTGTAAGTTGCTGGATCGATAACAACGTTGCTGCTCATTAATGGGATATATGGACAGTAGAAATAACCTGTGTCCATTTCTCCTGTACCACCTTTATATCCAACTAGAACTGGTTCTGTACCTTGATCGTGGAAGATATAGGTATAAACCTTAATTGATCCATTTAATGTACCAATTAATTTTGTTCCATTTGGAGCTTCAAAGCTACCTGAAACTGCTGGAGCAAATACTGCTTTGCTTGCGGATTGTAGAACTGATGCAACTAGTGGAGAAACAACAATCCAGTTACCTGCTCCTCTACGTGTCTTACGTGCAATTTCATTAGCAACTTTGTTGATAAGGACACCAAGAACTGCATGACGATCACCAACATAGTTAGGAACGCCAGTGAAAGCACCAGCCATATCAAATGTTTCAACTGTACCTGCTAAAGCTATGAGATCATTAATAATTTCATCATTGATTTCATTAACGATTTCGTTAGATAGAGCAGCAGTAATTTCTGCTTCAAGATCTAAGCCATGTTGTGCTGAAAGATCTTGAGCTGCTTCAATTGTCCACTTAGCTTGTAGCTTTCTTGTACCAGCTGTAACAGTTTGCTTAAGAACTTCTAACTTAAGTCTCTTACCACCATAAGCTTCAAAATCTGCTGTTGGTGCTGCTTCACCAGTTGCTGTACCACCAACAACATTACCAGAATACCAACGCTTGGTTTTGCTGTTGTTACCAAATACTTCGTCACCTGCAGCGATATCTTCTGGACCTGCACCTGGTGGTGGAACATCAGTAGCATCAGCAAATAAGAAGCGGATAGAGTATGCTAAACCTACTGGACCGCTCATTGGCTGAACACCGACAAGTTCTGAAGCAATCGTATTAGGAATAATACGACGAATCATTGGTATTACAATTTTTTGGAAATTTCCAATTGCACCTGCAGATGATGTAAATGCATCAGCAGTTTCAATTAAATATTTCTTCTGGTTTTCTAGAAGTGGAGCCATAATAGATTTTTTACGCTCACTTAATCCTTCTAGAAGAACTTCCTTAGTTTCTGACCAATTTTCAAATAAATCCATAATTATCTCCTCTCAAATTTAAAACAAAGGTTACTTAACAAGTGCAAGTTTGCGTAATCTAGCAAACACTGCATCTTTTTCTTTATCTTTGCTGTTTTCCTCTGTAATAACTTGGGTTTCCCCAGTATCACCAGTAACCACAGCAGTTGACTCATTTGTCTTATTTTTTTCTTCTTTAATCACTTCATTGGTTTCTGTTTTAACATCTTCTTTCAACACTCTACCAATGAAATAATTATATGCTTCTTGAAGCTTTGATGTTTCAACATTCTTCAAAATGAATTCCATCTGCTCACGTTTTTTACCTGTCAATGAAGATAGAATTTCATTAAGTTTAGCTTCACGAATCATTTGAGCTTTGCTTCTTTCTGATTCTGCTAATCTCTTTTCAACATCTTCAAGTTTTTGTTTTGTTGCATTTAATTCAGAAGCAATTGAATCTTCATCAATGAAATTCTTGTTATATTCTGAAACAAATGCCTCAAACATACGACGACCAAAATCATTTTGTTTAACGACTTCTAAATCTTCTTTTAATTCTTCCATCTCTTCTGCTAATCTCATTTCGAAGAATGCATCAATTTTATCAACTAATTCATCAAGTTCTGATGCTAATTGAGTAGCTAAGTTATGCTTTTCTTCTACTAATTTTTCAGCATATTCAGCTTCCAAATCGCGAAAACGATTTATGTCATCTTTTAATTCATCTATTTCTTTTTCTAAAGCTTCAGAAACAAATGTATCAATTTTTTCAATAAGAGCATTACGCTCATTTGACCATTGCTCAGCGAGTTCGGACCTTACTTCTAGAGAGACTTCTTCACGGATTTGATTCTTATATGCTTCAATAGATTCATTCCATTTTGTTGTCAACTCTTGCTTGGTCTCCTCACTTAGCAATTCTGAATTAATAAGTTTTTGTAAAATTTCATCCATATTTTTCTCCTTTTCATTTCTTAATTATATAAAGGGCTTAAATTTTAAATCATCAGTTGAACATCGTTTAAGATGTTTGTTATCAAGTATAAAAATTTATTATTAATATAATATGTAAATATATTTATAGAAATCGCGAAAAAACACAAAAAAATCAAACGCTTTTAATCAATATCTATTGTTTTATCTTCATCATTTTCGGTTTCAACATTTACAGTTTCATCATTTGTAGTTTCGTCATTCATAGTCACATGATTAAAACCAACAACTTCTTGGGTTTTAGTTGTTAAATAGGAATGCAATGCAAGTGTTGCAGATTCTTGATTATCATTAATCAAATCATTTAAAACCTTCTTTAAAAGTTCTTTATCTGCCATAATTTACTACCTCCTTATTTTTATATAAAAATATATGTTATAAATATTTGTTATTAAATAATTTTTTATTCTTCTTCATCTTCATTATATTCTGGAATACAAGATTTAAGATTTTCTTTCCACTCATGTAAATTAGTATCACTAATCCATTCTATAATTGCATTAATTGCTCCTGGATTATCTTCAAGGAAATATTCTAAATCTCTATATTCAGGATTTAAATCTGAAATAAATGTTTTAAAATTTCTTACACCACGTGGACCGTCAAAATGATAAAATCTGTTAAATTCCATATATTTATCAATCACGTCACGTAAAGTATCATCTTGAGATGACTTAATCTCAAGAATTTTTTCTTTATTATTTGTTAGTTCTTTAATTAATTTCATTTAACTTACTCCTTTTTGCTATGAAAATCATCTTCTTAATAACGAATCAATAAATTTTTGCATTTCTTGTTTAAAATATTTTTGAGCTTTTTCATCATGTACAACTGCTTCTGCTAATGTTAAAATTTTATTATTTTCTAATGCTTCTCTAACTAAATTTGGATATGCATCTGGTGCTGAAGGTGTTGCGACAATATCAACAGTAACAAAAGAAAAATCTTCAACTAAACCTTCATTTGTTACATTACCGGTTCCGCGTGTTGAAACACCTAATCTTACCCCACCTTCTAATAAAGAACGAGCAATTTGACCAGATGGAGTATTAAGAAGTTTACACTTTCCAACACCATTGTTTCCATCTAATTTCATTTCAGTAATAATATGGGAAACATTCTTAAGATCTATAGAAAGATTATCTGGGTGATTAAGTTCACCCATAATATAGTTACCTTCTTTAATTTTTTGATTCACATATTCTACTGCTTTTTTAATTTCTGATAATGGATAAATTCTTCCATTTCCATTTCTAATTTCTGCTTGACACATTATTCCAGATAAAAAATAATTTTTTGATTCATCTATTGATTCAACTAGATTTGCTTCTGCTGGGGATAAATTTTCTATTAAAATCATTTTCGTTGTCATTTTTATCTCCTCAAATTTATACGCAATATATTTAATTTATTTATAAAAATTCTAAATTTTTCATTATATTTTAATTACTGTCAAATTATGTTTCTTCACCAGTTGGTAAATTTTCTAGTTCTGATTGTTCTTCTTCAGATGGTGGTGTTTCTTCACCAGTCGGTAAATTTTCTAGTTCTGATTGTTCTTCTTCAGATGGCGGTGTTTCTTCACCAGTTGGTAAATTTTCTAGTTCTCCAGATAATGACTTATCTAATTCTGAATCTGAAGGATTTCCTTCAGATTGAGATTGTTTTATATTATCCTCAACAGATTTGTTTATTTCTTCTATTTTATCAGGTGATTCATAATAATATGGATTATAAATTTGTTGTAAATCATCAACACCTTTATTATCTGATATTCCACGTTCTTGTTTTAACATAGCTTCGTTCATTTGAATATCATCTTCGGTAAATCCTAAATAACGTTTCAATATAAATCTACGTGATAGATATTTTATTTGTTCTGCAGAGTTATAAGTATTAATCAATTCAGCATCTAAAGCTGCTTGTCTATATAATGCAAAGTTTTGTGGATCTGGTAATTTTAATAAAAATAACTCATTATCAACTTTAATATCTGATGATTTAAGAAATAATTTAAACTCTTGATCTAGAACTCGTTCTATTTTATTTTGTAATCTTTTTATATAATTTGCAAAACGTAGTTCTTCTATATATGCAATACCAACTTTTCCATCAGCTATTTGTGCACCTTGTGCATCAGAACCCCTCATATATGAAGTTGGAATTCGTAAACCCCTAAATATCTTTTCTTGAAAATATTTAACATCTGCAGATTCACCTAAATTTTCACCACCTGGTAAAGTTTCAACTCTTGAACCTCTACCAGAAGATGTTACAGGAAAATAGTAATCTTCCTGAATAGAGTTCTTTGTAAATACACCACATTCTGTCGCAAATGTATGATAATTATGAATACTTTCACCAATGGTGATACAACCAACATCCATCTTTTCTTTAAGATATTCTATTTTTACAATTTTGTGATTATGATTAATTAAATTATATTTTAATTGAGAAAATGTTTTAACATTTAAATAATCTTTAATAACTTCTAAATACGTCCAACTTGGTATTGATCTTCTTCCTGTTTTTGATGGTTTATTTATATTCTTAAATTCATATAAAAAATTATCATTTGTTTTCATCCAATTCAATAAATCGGTTCTTCTAATAGAATAATCATTTTTAATCTTATCTATTAATAATGAAATAATTTTTTGAGAAACTAATAAACGTTGAGATAAATCATTTTGTCTTTTTGAATTTCTTCTATTTAATTTTAATTTTCCTTTTTTTCTATTTGTTTCTTTAATAGAATTTATACGTTTAATATCACTTTCAAATCTTGAATTAAAATTAAAAATAATATCGTTATAATAAGTTTGAAGTCCACTTATAAGTTTTTCTATTTGATATAATTTTTTATCATTATTCCAAGAATTAAAACGTTCTTTATTAAAATCTGCATGATATTTAAAATGATCTTTTACACCCATTAATATTAAATTATTTGGTGTATTATCATGTTTATTAAAATTTTTATGATGGACAACAACTTTATCTTCATTAACATATTTTTTATCATATGAAAATTCTTCTAATTTAATATTATTTGAAACCATCTTATGTGTTTTAATCCATTCCTTTTTAGAAATATCAAAAATTTCTTCATAACCAGAAGAAAATGGTAATGATTGAATATTATTAACATCAACCCATCTTCTATTAAAAGGAATTAAACTATTTTCTTTAATTAATTCATCAGCTCTTACAAAACCTAAACCTTGTACTGGAAATTTATGATCTGGTGTACAAATAATAGATTTACCATTATCAAATGTTATTTTTAAAACATCTGCATTTTTTCTAGTAACACCTGCCCAAATAATTTCACCTGGTTTAATTTCACCTGTCAATGGATCACATGAATATACATAATTAATTTTACCTGATTCATATTCTTTAGCCAATTCATGAATTGTTAATATTCTTCCATCTAATAATGGAATTCTTGTATTCATGTCAAGACATGCAGGATTATAAGTACCATCTACAACATCACCTTGTGGATTTGGCATTCTTTTTTGTCTTACATCATTTTTAACTTGTTCAAGATATTGTTTAACACGCTGAGCTGGCATATTACCAACATCTATATAAAATACTCTTCTTTCTGGTGCTCTTACAATACGATAGATGACCATCGCATCTTCTAACATTGAAAGTTGTTTATATGTCTTGAGAACTGGTAATAAAATACTATCACCAAATGGGGCAGCCGGTCCCATCATATCTGTCAATGAAAAATGAATTATATGTTCTGCAGGTATTATTTCAATATTTTGATTTTTTTGACCATGTGTTAATGATGGTGTGTTTGACATCCTTGAAATATGATATGCTATTTTTTGCCCTTTACTGTTTACTTCTATACCTATAACTGATGACGGATCAATATATTCCCATGTTTTAAATGCATTTACCCGTTTAAAAAAACAATCACCATATTTAACAGTCGTACGAGCTATACTAAAAATTCTTGATTTAAGATCTTGTAAATTACTCCAAAAACGAACTGCAGCTCTTATAGTTGTTACAATATTTTCATTAATTTCTTGATTATCTTCATTTTGATAATCAATAACAAATGGTAAATGTGTTTTATTATCTTCTGTTCCTATTTCTTCTGCTATGGTATCTAATGCTCTTGAAATATCAATATCAGTATCCATTAAATCAAATTGTCTATATTTTTGCATTCGTGATCCAACACCACGCATAACTTGATTATACCAAGAAACAGCTGATACTTCAGCCCCAACACCAAAATAATCACTATCCGTTTTAAGAACACTAGGAATATTAACTTTCTTTTCTGGTTTAATTATTCTCCAATAATTTATCCATGATCCCATATATTATAGTTCCTTTATTATGCAATATTCATTGATGAAAATCCTATCATTGCTTGTTCTTGTTTAGTAAATCTATTTAAACTACGTTGTCTAATAGCAGCTTTCGATGATTCAGATAATAAATCAGCTGAAATATCTTTATGCTCAGTCATAATATCAAGTTGCTGTTTATCTACATCCAACATACTATTTAACTGTGAATAAATATCATCTAATTTTTTATATAAATCATCAATATTTCTCTGTTGAATAGTTTTAGTTGTATTTATAGTATTGTTATTATTAATATTATTTAATTTTTCTAAATTTTTATTAATATTATCAGTTTCTTTCTTAAAGAATTTATCATATGCATCAAATCCAGCACCAATAACACCACCTATTCCAGCACCAATAGCTGTACCTATACCTGGTGCAATAAAAGAACCTATTGTCGCACCAAGTCCTGCACTTGTAGCTGTAGATGATCCTAATATTTTTCCAAGTGCTGAATCTTCAGGAACTAAAAAACTAGCAGCTGTTAAACCCATTCCAGCAATACCACCAGCACCGATTTTAGTTAATTTTCCAATTTTTCCTAAATTACCAATTTTTCCTGCTGCTGTTCCTGCTGCTCCTGCTGCTGTTCCTGCTGCTGTTCCTGCTGCTGTTCCTGCTGCTGTTCCTGCTGTTCCTGCTCCTAATATTCCACCCAAACTACCTGCTATTCCGCTTAAACTACCGACTGCATTTCCTAAACCACGCACAATATTGCTACCTATTCCTTTTGATAATGCAAAAGTTGCAATTGCAACAGAAATTCCAGAAAGTGCTGTAAGAATAGAAGGAATAGATAAAATTGCTGAACTCCATCCAACTATTTTATTTAATAATTTTGAAATTCCATCTAACTCATTGACTTGAGTTTGTTGCAACGTTAATAATTTATTTGCTTCTTTTGCCATTCCTAAATTAGCAGCACTTTGAAGTATATCTTGTACTGGTTCAGCGACAGCAGTCATTGCTTCTTGACTACCAATACCAAATCTCATAAATTGTTCTGCGCCAGTATTAAGTGTTGCAAGTAATTCTTGAAGTCTAGATTTTTCTTCATCTGTTGCTGCCATACCTTTTTGTAAAATACGCATTGCCTCTTGACCTATTTCAGCTTGTCCTGTCAAAAAGCCTATTTGAGCTAATCTAGCTGCTTTTGTAAATCTCGTACCTACTCTTTCTCTACTTAATTGTGTTGACTTTTTAATTAAGTCTTGTGCCTCTCTTAAACCAATTCCAAGTTGTGTTAGAGCAGTATAACTTGCTTGTAAAGAATCTGCTTTAGCCTTTCTATCTTTCTTATTAACAGACAATAATTCAGCTTGAATTTCAGCCGAGTTCATAAACTCATTATTAGCTTTAGCTATTTCTTCAATACTTAATCCAGTTACATTTGATAATTTACCAAACAAAACTGTTTGCTCTTTTATATATGAATTAAGTTTATCACCATCTTTTACTGATTGACCTATAGATTGAAATCCTGCAATTAATTCAGGATATACCTTCATCGCATCTTCTGTGCTTATTCCAAAATCCATTAATGCATTTTTTGCTGTTGATAATGATTTTTCAAAACCAGATTTACCCATTAATAAAAATTCTCTTCGAGTAGAGATAAATGCTTCTGATAAAGCATCGAAATTTATACCAAGTGTTGCTGACATTTTAGCTAAATTAAAAAATGATCCAGCTGCAACTCTAGTACCTAATTTGTTTATTGCTTTAACATAATCTATAGTTGCTTTTCCTAAAAGACTAAATGCTGCAATTAAACTTATTTCAGTAACACCAGTTAATCGTTTAAATGTAGTAGTAAGTAAACTACCAATTTTATTGGTATTATTAAGTTGTTTTTGTTGTTCTAACATACTTGTTATCAACGACGGTGTTTTTTCGCGCAATGTATCAGCTAAATATTTAAATTCTTGATTAAGAGATTTAGTAAGATATTTTTTATATTTTTCATCTTTAATGTCATTTATAAGTTTAATTTTTTCATTCAATCTTTCGGTGTCTAATCCTAATTCTTCAAACGATTTTTTAATTTTTTCATAAACTTTAGGATCTGATATATCATATTGATTTTCTTTCATCGCTTTATCATATGCATCTATTGCTGACAACATATGTTCTTGATAATCTATTATTCCTCTAGTTGAATTAAGGAATTGTTGATCTACTTTATCAACATTTATGTTTAAACTTTTTAAACTAGAATTAAAAGCTTCAACAATTTTCTTTTGTGTAGTTGAGCTTTTTAATGCATCAGATTCTGATTCTAATAGAACTTTAGAATGCATCAATGCAAATTTTGCAGCCTTATTAAAATCTTCATTATTTCCATTTAATGAAGATTTTAAATTATTAAGTTGTTTGATAGCCTTATTTGCACTAATAGAAAGTTTAACAAAATTTGAATTTTGAAGTTTTGTATATTCAGAAAGGTCATCTAATTCATCTATCAAATTTTGAATTGTTTTTTTAGATTTATTATCAATATTGAAATCTGATGATTTAGATGATGCACCACCCGAACTTCTATTTGTTGATTTGTTAGACAAACTCAATGTTTTATTAAGTGCATTTAATGCATTTGTTAAATTTTTAATATCTGTTTGTGAAAGTTCACTCATTTTTAATAACTAATTTATATTATAAATAGACAATATATCAATAATATATATTTATAATCTATACAATATTTAGGAGAATGACAAATATGAATAATCCACTTTTAGAAAAACTTAAGTTACCAGGAAGAATATTTCAATTACCATCTAGGGGATATCTATATATAAATAATGAATTAAGTTCATCTGTTCAAAATGCAGAAATCCACGTTCACCCAATGTCTGCATTAGATGAAATTTCAATGAAAAACCCAGATTTATTATTTAGTGGTAAAGCAACAGATGAAGTATTTAAATCATGTATCCCGGATATTATTAAACCATTAGAATTATATGGAAGAGATGTTGATGCAATTACATTATTTTTAAGAATAGTATCTTATGGTCCAATTTATACAGATGAGTTCATTCATACATGTAAAGATGCAAAAAAACATACATATAATATTAATGTTGAGGATTTCGTAAGTAAAATAAAATATTTAGATCCAACTATGATAAATGATCTTTATACATTAACATTAGATAATGGTCAAATTGTGAAATTACAACCATTAAGATATAAACATGTAATAGAAATTTTACAAAAAAATCAAAATAAAAAGGAATTAACGGCTGATGATATTAAATCAAATCTAATGATTAATCTTTTAAATTTAATTGTTTCTATTGATGGTATATCTGATAAACAATTAATAACAGAATGGATAAAGAAAGCACCTACATCATATATTAATAAAATTGCAGTCAAAGTGGAATCTTCATCTGATGCATGGGGATGTGATTTCGTTACTGAATTGACGTGTAAAGATTGCAATGAAAAATTTAAAGTAGAAATTCCTATTAACCCAGTAAATTTTTTCACAGAATGATCCATATTGGAAATTTGGATGAAATAAGCAAATTAATAGAAATATTAGGAAATCAAATAAGAATGATAATAAGAAATGCAATAGAATTATCATATTATTCTAGAGGTGCATGGACATATTATGATGTATTAAATATGTCAGCTGCAGAAAGAGAAATAGCTACAGAGTTTATAACAAAAAGATTAGAACAAGCATCAAAGATGACATTTCCAGTATTTTAATAAAGGATCTGATCCCGGAATTCTAACCATCTTACAAGGGATTATATAAAATAAGTGGGATTAATTATTATATAATTAATCCCATTTTTATTTTTTTTTTTTTCAATAAAGAAGAGTTATTTTTTGTCAATATCCGTATTCCGGACATTTCTTTCACCAGAAAGACAACTACATATTAGTAAACGTTACGTATTACGTAACGTTTACATCCGAATTTGGTTGAAACCAAATTCGGATTAACTTGTAAGTAGTTATTTTGTTAATTGGAATATATGTCAAATGTTATGAGAGCGTTCTATTTTCCGGACACATTTGCGCCTTGTCGGCGCGTCGAAAATGTTCAATTGAACACTCTAACTTCATACTCAGACCTGCCCAGGTTACGCTTTACCAGGTAGACTTTCGGCCTATATTATATGTATAATCGTCACCTACTCGTCTTCGTATGTTCCGCATTCGTAGACGCTTTCCCGTATATAAAATAAGTTAGAATTTTATATACGCTATTGGCCATTGCAGACCAATATCTGGGAATTCATTTTAGTAATTTCATGAATGGCGATTAAGCATATCATGAAATGGTTTATACTATTAAGTCAGTTCTGGAGGAGGTTTTTATACTGACTGGTTCCATCGGCCTTCCTGAGGACATTTCGAAGACGCTATTAATTGATGACCACTGTGCCCGATCACAAATAGGAACCACCTCTCTATGCAGCGCTCTCCTCAAGTAAGATGCATAGATGCAACTATAAAATATAAACCACTTTTATAGTCGCTAAGCCGTTTGCTATACGACTTTTCCCTATTATATATAAAAATATACATGAGGATGATTATTAAAAATAAAATTATATATAAAATTTAATTAAAAAATAACTAAATGATTTATTTAAACAAAAGAAAAATGAACGTTATAAAAACAGATTAATAAAAACACAATAAACAATATCTAAATAAATTTTATAAAAGAGACACTATATATTATTAAAAATAAATTAAAACAACAAATTCAATAATATTTATTATAATACATTTTATAGTTATAAACAAATTCTAAAAATAAACTTATCAATTTAATTTATTATTTTTTTTAATTTTTCCTTTAATTTTTGATAAATGTTTCTTTCACTTGTTGGTAAAAGTTTAATTGTTCCTAAAGAAATATCATGATATTCGTAAAATTCTTTTTCTTTTTGTTGATCTATAGGTAAACCCATAGCAATATTATATTCATAATCACTGACAGCTTTTTTATCAACATTATTTTTAATTCTTTTTATTTTTTTTCTATTTTTCGTATTTTCTATGTATTCAACTTTTTTATGTTCTATGTTTTGGTCTTTACATAAACGTTGTGTAAAAGTATATGCTAATTTTCTCATTTCTTTTGCTTTTTTTCCATTCATATTCTCTATTTCCTTTCTATATAATTCCAACATATCTAGGATTTAAATCAGCATCTAACCAATCTATAATATAATTCATATTATTTTTAAATAATAAAACTTCAAATTTGTTTATACTTGGTACACCAGTTTTTGATAATTTTTGTTTTAAAATTAAATACTTATATTGTTTTGGTTTAAAATTTTCAACATACACAGGTTTTAAACCATATAGATTTATTTTATAAACATTACTTATCTCAAACTTACTTTGTTTTAATTTTTGCCATTCTTTTTTATCAAATTCTTCAATTTCAAATTGTTCTTTTTGAAATTGAATCGAATGATGTGTAGAATGATGTGGTATTGGCAACTGTTTTTTTCCTTTATATCGTTCACAAAAACGAATAGCAGAATTGATCATCGCATTTACATTTAATTCATTAATATCTTTTGGTATATTTTTAATACCTATTGTATCTATTATTTGTTGTCTAGTTGGTGGAATATATGGTAAATTAATACTTATACGTTTTGCATTATATGGTGAAATAGTTTTTTCTATTTTTGAATAGAAATTTAAATATTTGTGAATAGTTATCAAAATGTCATCATATGATTCACCATCGAATCTTAACGCATCAAATCGAACGTCTGGAATAGGTAAATGATCATACATAATTTTTTTTATCTTAATAATTTATTAAAAAAAAATAAAGGTGTGATTTTATATAAAATGATAGATTTTTATATATTTATCCAAAAATTTTTATATTTTAATAGATCATCTAAAAATGTTATTTTTGTATTATCTATTAATGTTATATATTTTGTTGGAATATCGATATGATTTTCAACGCATACCATTCTTGGTGTATTGTTCCATTTAAAAATTAACATTGGTTCTAAATCTAATTTTTTAGCATTTATTCTAGCTTCATCCATCCATTTATATATTGATGATTCTTTATTTAATAAATGATGCACTTTATCTGCATCTTTATATGCTTTAGCTTCAATAACAAATCTAAATTTTAAATTACATTCTGATTCATTAAGTGGTACGATATCACCAATGAATAATCTTAATGCTTCTTTAGAAAATTTTTGGGCAAGTATTTCAAAATTTTTACCACCAACAATAGCACCTGAATTTTCTGATTTTCTAAATTTTAGTGGATCTAAATATTCAGATAATAAGTTTGCAATATCTCTTTCGTTACCCAATCCTTTTCTTTTACTATTAATACTTTTTCTCTTTTTTTCAGTCATTATATCAAATTATTTTTATATAAAAATATACTAAATTATTTATTAATCTTCATTATAGACTATAAAAGAGAATCCATTGTGTTTTTTAATTAATAATTCTCTGTCAAATCTTTCAGACATTTCTGGTCTATGAGAAATAACCCAAATTCCTAATTCTTCATCTCTAGATTTACGTTTTATTAATTTTATAATAGAATCCACACCTTGACTGTCTAATGATCCACCATCAACTTCATCCATAAATAGTGAATTTATTTTAAAATGAAGATGATGAAATACATCTCTAAAAGCTAAAGATAATGCTAAGTTTACACGTTTCTTTTCACCACTAGATAAGTTACCAAAATCTAATTCCCTTCCATATTCTGAGACAGTACAGCTCATATCAGTGTCAAACTTAACAATATGTGGAAATCCTAAAACATTAGTGTATTCATTTATTCTATTATTTAAAAATGGAATTGTAATACTAATAATTTTTCGTCTAATAAATGAATTTTTATCTGTTAATAATTTAAGTAAAAATTGTTGATGTTCTAATAATTTTTTTAAATTATCTAATTTTTCATAATCTATTTTGTCAATAGTTTCATTTAATATGGCATTATATGCTTCTATATGTGGGTTTATACCATCTTCTAATTCTTTAATTTTTGTTTTAAGAATAGCAGCCGATGTTTTAGCATTTGTCATATCTTGTAATGATTTATATGTCAAATTAGATTTGGCTTCTATTAATTCATTTTCTAATAATTTTAGATTTTCTTCAATTTTTGTTAATTCGTTGGTTTGATCAGAAATTTTAGTCGTTAATGTTTCATACTCTATTGCTAAATTTTCAATTTTTGATTCACTATTTTCAAATTTTTGTAAACAATATGGGCATCTTGCTTCAGATAAATGAATAATTTCATTTTCTACATCATTAATGCGTTTTTGTTTTGCGTTTAACTCATTAATTAATGTTATTTTATTATTTTTTAATTTTGATATGTTCTGATTAAGATTAATTATAGTCAAATGGAGATTTTCCTCTTTTACAAAATCAATATTGTCTAATTTTATTATTTCATTTTTGAAATTGTTTAAATTTTCTATTCTTTCTTTATCCCATTTTTCCATTCTATTTTTAGCATCAATTAACCTTTTTTCGTGTGATTCTTTATTTTTTTCTTGTATTTTAATTAATGTGTCAGCTGTTTGGATGTCTATTTCAGTTTGCTTAATTAATTCTCTTAATTTAATCGCTTTTTCAGATAAAATCGTTATATTAAATAATTCTTCAATTATAGTACGTTGTGCAGATAACGGCATATCAAGAAATGGTAAATCATTTCCAGAAAATATGACAACTCTACAAAACAAGTCGTATGATATTCCAATTATATCTAATATTTTTTTATCTACAGCAGAAACACTGTCAGGTGTTATATCTTCACCATCTGCTAAAAGATTTATAATATAATTTTCTCCTCTACTTCTATAAATTTCATATTCAATATCGCCTTTAGAAAATAAAAGACGAACTTCCATTTGAGTATTTTTAGTATTGTTTGTTTTATTAATTAAACGCTCTTTAGAAATATTTGATATTGGTTTATTGAACAATGCATATGATATAGCATTTATAATAGCGGTTTTACCAACGCCATTGGCCCCACCTGTATCTAAATTATCACCAAGAATTAATGTTGTTCCATCAAATTCTAAATCTAATTCTTGGGTGTTATTTCCAAAAGATAAAAAATTTCTAATTTCTATTTTTTTAAAAATTAATTTCATAATTTTTTATATATTTCAATTAACGTGTTTGATGATATTGTTGTCGTATCAGTAACTTTTGTCAATAATGTTTCTACCATTTCATCTATATTAGAAATATTAATATCAATATTATTATCACCTTCTAATGCTTCTTTTTTCTCTTCTATATTTTCTTCTATTATAAATTCTCTTAGGTTATACGTTTTTAAAAATTCTTCTTTTAATATTTGTGCTTCATTATATGTAATATCTAAATCTAATGTACAACGAATACGAGAATTTTTACGAGGAACCCATTCACCATTAATAATCTTTTTTAAACTAGTTTTAAAATATCCTGGACAATTTTCCCAATTTATAAAATTTATATTTGTTTTTTCTACATCTAATATAGCCATCCCACGGTCTAAATCACCAGCGTCTCCAAAATCCATAGGAAATGTATTGCCTATATAGATAACGTTATCTCGTATTTGACGTTTATGAAAATGACCAGATATAATCAAATTTTGGTCTTTAAATAAAGTATGATCAGGACCATGTTCCATTTTATTAAAACTTCCAGTAACAATAAATCCTTTAAATTCAAAATGTCCTAACCATATAGGAATATTTTTATATTCTACTAAAGTTGGGTATTCATGTTTAAACAAGTATGGGCAAAATAAAATATTATCTATTACTGTTGGTTCGGATATAATTATAAAATTTTCTAAATTTTTAAAAACTTCAGCTGAATGAATTTTTCTTGATGTTCTATGATATAGGTCATGGTTGCCAATAATATGAATAATAGGAAGTCCCAATGAATCTAATTTTGTTAAACCAATATGAGCATAGTTCAAAGTTAACACATTAATGGCAGATCTACTTTCAAATAGGTCACCAAGAAATGCTATATGTGTTATATCTTTATCTTTTTTAACTTCAGAACAAAAAAATTCAATAAAGTCTAAACAATCTTTATTGTGTTGTTCTAAATTATTCTTTTTACCAAAATGTATGTCACTCCAAAGTGCAATTTTTTTAATTTTTGATTGCAAATTTCTACCCTCTTTAAAAAATATTATTTTTTAAAAATTATTTTTTATTATTTTTATTTTTATTGATCTTTTTCTTTTGTTTTTGGACTTTTTCTTTTTTAACAGATGTTATCTGTTTAGATGATGATTTCTTTTTTCTTGTATTAATATCTGATTTAATTTTTTCTAAATTATGTATATTTTCATTATCATTATATTCTGAACAGTTATATACCGATGTGTCTGATATTTTATTTATTTCTGTATATTGTATTGATTTAAGATATTCATCTTCAATGTTATGTTCTTTAATATATTCATCATGAGCATTTTCAATATATGTATTGGATGGAGTTGAACCTAATTCTAATATTAATTCATCTCTAATAGTACGATGTTTTTTTTCTTCGGCCATATATTGTAAAAAGCTATTATGTATCATAGTAGTGTAAAAAGCAAATGGGTTAGATGATTTTTTAGGGTCAAATTTTAAACCGTTCGCACATAAGTTCATTAATGCAGCTGATATCATATCATCTCTAAAACTATATCCTATAAAACTTGATTTTTTTGAATATTTTTCTGTAATCATTAAAAACATCTTAGCTAAAGTATCTGTAATTTTACCTAATTTTTTAGCTTCTAATACTGCTGGAAGTAATGTAGCATTGGTAATATAGTGACCTTTTTCTGATGTGGCTTTTGGTCTTCTATTTTTTTTAATAGAAGTTTTTGCTTTTGTGTCTGTTTTTTTCTTTTGTGTCATTTTATGATACCTTTAAAATTATAATTATTTTATGATTATAAATAAGAATATTGATAAAGTAAAAAAAGTGAAGGATTTTGAATTTTAATATATACAATATTTTTATTTATTAAATATAAAAATGTACGTTTTGGTATATTCTATTTTTTAAATAAATAGAGATTATATAGAGAAATTAATAGGATAATAAAAATATGGAAGAATCATTAATTTTTGAAGAACAAGATATACCACCAATGCAAAAAAAGACTGCAACAGTTATTATTGGTCGATTTCAACCGCCACATGCTGGTCATTACAAAGTAATACAACATGCATGGAAATTTACTAAAGAAAAAGATTTAGATGCATTAATTTTAGTTATTGTAGATGGTGTTAATACATCTAAAGATAAAAAAACAAATCCATTAACATCAGATGAAAGAATTAGATATATTAAAAATTCTGGAAAAGCAAATTGGGTTAAAGATATATTAGTTGCATCAAATGCTTTTGATGCTTTAGTTAAAGTTAGAGAAGCAGGATATGAACCTATAGCAATTGCTGCCGGTGATGATAGATCAGACAAATATTTGGTAATGCTTGATAAATATTTTTTAGATAATGATGGTAAACCAATTAAACATTTTAAAGTTCCAGGATTAGAAAGAAACAAAAGTTCTACACAAAATGATCTTAAAAAATCATCAATACAGAAAGCAATAGAAAAAATACAGTCAAATGGTGAATTAGATGTTGAAGAAGCATCAGGATCATTAGCAAGAGCTGCAGTAGAACATGGTTTTTTTGATGAGTTCGTTAAAATTGTAGGTTTAGAAAAAAATTTACCTGCAGCAAAACAAATGTTTAATAAAATTAAAAAGTCATTAAATAATGGATAAAAATTATGAGTTTATGGCCTAATATACCATTAGTAGATTTTTCTTTAGCAACAGATGCATTAAAGATTAAAGAATCTTTTGATAAAATTGTTTCTACGGGTAAAACTCCATTATTTAATGGAATGATAAGTGGTCCACCAACTCTACAACCAAATCAAGCATTAAAACAAATTTTAGGAGTTCAGAATGTTGAATTTGTAAATAATATGTTTAGATTAGGACCAGGGTTTCAAATATCTGGAAATCAATCATCATCTATTCCAATTGATAATGAAGGATTAACGAGAAGTATACGTGTTAAATTAGTCCCCGTTAATAGTCAGGGATCAGACGCAGATGGTGTCACATTTTTTGCATCACCAACAATAGGTGAATCAAGACAAGCATCATGGGATTCTGTTCCTGTTACTCATCATCCAGGAGAAATATTAGCATATAAAACAACATCATCAAGAAGTTGGGAAATTTCGTCTGCAAAATTAATTTCTAGAACACCTAAAGAAGCAACAAGTAATTTAGTTATATTAAACAAAATTAGATCATGGGTTATGCCATATTATGGGTATGGAACAGAAAAATCACAAAAAAATAAATTAGGTGCTCCTCCACCAATTTTAATATTTTCTGGGTATGGTGATGCAAATATAGGTCCAGTACCAGTTGTGTTATTATCATATAACTTTAATTATAGTAGTGACATGGAAATGATTCAATGTGAACAATTATTAAATGATAATGGTGAAATATTAATAAAAGCCGGAACACCATTTCCAATTATATCAGAAATATCATTGACACTTAAAGAAAGTTATTCACCACGAGAATTTTCTTCATTTGATATTGTTGCATATAAAATGGGAGATATGAAAAATGCTTATAATGTTTCGACTAATGGACCAAATATTAGCACCCCAAAAACAACATCAATAGGAACTAATGTATCTAGATCTGAATCACGTAATGATAATCAGGCAACTTCACCATATTATAATCCATTACCTGGTGAAATTCAAGCAAATATTTTAGATTTAAATACATATTCTAATGCTACAGCATATATGGGATTTGGAGGTCAAGATAATCCTGATCCTACAAAAAATATGGGATTTGGAGGTCAATATTAATGGCAATTATTAGTAGTGTAAATTTAAAAACATCTAGATATGTCCATGGTGGTAATACTGAGGTTAGAAATGACAAATTAGAATGGTGGGAACGAAGAATTTTTAATTCATCACCAACAGATTTAGAATATGTTGTGGAAAATAAATATGAAGGACGTTTAGATTTAATAGCATATGCTTTTTATGGAGATCCTAAATTATGGTGGATTATAGGACAATATAATAATATCTTGGATCCAATAACAGAAATAGTACCAGGAAGAATATTAACAATACCTATTAAAGATAGAGTTATGTCTGAATTTTTAGACAGAAAACTTGGTGGGTATGAATCTCAGAGAGAGCTTGAAAAGATTATCTCACCGGTTATTGTATAAAAACACACATGTTTTTACATATATATTTTTATATATATTATAAATTATGAGTTTTCCACAAAATCCATTAGATAAATATAGATCATATTCAACACATCATATATTAGTTGTTGCAGCTACAACAGAAACAATTAGAGTGTTGACTACAAAATTATCAGATAATCAAGATACGCAATTTTTAAACATAATATCTAATGCAAAACTTGGTGAACCAATATCATCTGGATTAGGTAATAAAATGGATGCATATCTAATTTTAGATAGCAGAAAATTATCAAACTATACTATTAAAGATATTGAATATCACACAACATTTAGTTCAGGTAATTTAGTCAATACACAAATTATTACGACATTTGTTAATATGACTATATTTGATACATATGGAATTTCATTCATAAATTATTTAAAGCATTTATGTGATGAAGTTTTTAAAACTGATTATAATGGTTTAACTTTTTTATTAAAAACAATTTTTGTTGGACATACTGATAGTGGTACTATAGAAACAATTACATCATCAGAAATTCCGATGTTTATGGTAAATTTAGAAATGAATATTGATCACATCGGAGGAACATATTATATACAATTTGCTCCATTAAATGGTGGAACTAAATTCTCATTTCCTGATATTTATACTGCATATGATTTATCAACTATAAGTGGTAAAACATTAGGTGAAATGTTTGATTCATTACAGAATAAATTAAATCGTAAAATACGAGAATTTTATAAAAAATTAAATTTGGAAAATGATACAAAAACGCAATCACCAGAATCTGTGCAAAAAAATAAAAAAATAGGTAGACCTGTTCAATACATGTTTACTTTGCCTGGTGATGTTATTGAAACAGATAAAACATCATCTGATAGTAAATCTAAATGGCGTGATTTTTTAATGACAGGAGTATTAGAAGCTTTAGAAGAACAAGATAATAGAATTAAACAAGAAAAAAAGAAAGAAGAAGAAGATGAAGAGCGTTTTAGGCAAGAAAAGTTAGATATGCAAGAAAAATTAAGAAAAAATGGTGTACCAGAACCAGAAATTCGTACAAAATTAGATGAAATGAATAAAGCTAGAATTGAACAAAAAAAGAAAAATGCACAAAATCAACACAATATAATATCTGTTGATAAATATGGTACAGTATATTTAGCTTTAAGTCCTAAAGCCACGATACCAGAAATTATATCAAATATTATGAGTATGTGTTTAGAAGTTAATCATAAAATGTCATATGGTGCTCTTAAAGGAAAAAAAGTAAGTAGATATAAAACATTGACATATGTTACATCAGATAATGAATCAATAACGGTTCATTTTGATATAGTTGAGCAAGTAATAGTAGATGTTGATGAATTGTCAACATCTAAGAAAAAAGCATCTTCATCAAATAATAAACAGTCTTCATTGTCAGCATTTTTTAATGAAGATGGAACCCCAAAAAATTCTATTGAATTTGATTATATTTTTACCGGAAAAAATACTGACATTTTAAATTTAGATATAAAGGTAAATAATGCAGTATTATATTTGAAAAATGTAGATAAACTATCTGAAGATTCTAGACAACAAAAAGATATAGGAAATACAGATCAAAAATCAAAAATTAATGAAAATATTAAGATAGATGAAAAGCAATTAAATTATAAAATATTAGAAAATACACCTATAACAACAGCAACAAAAACGCAATTAGAATTGACTGCACATGCGGCTATACAACAGGGAAATTCTGAAAAATTGGGAGTTGAAAATACAGTTTTATCTAGAGCTAGACAAGAGGCATTAAATTTAATGAGTGATTTACATGGTGTATCTTCACAGGATATCAAAATGACGATTCGTGGAAATCCTGATTTATTAAACAAATCATTATCATATAGTCAAGTATTACCGCATGTTAAAGTTAATGATATAAATGTTATTGAAATAAATGAAAAAAATACATTTAACGTTGGTGATGAAACACTTTATAAACAAGCATTAAAGAAAGAACTTGAAATAACAAAAACATCACCATCATTACCAGAAATGAATGTAGCATTGTGTCCATTATTTTGTAAAATTAATATTAATACCCCAAATGTTGATATGTATGGTCGACCAATTGATGATAATTTTGCAAAAAGATACTGGTATGATGGTTGGTATTATGTTAGTGATATATATCATACATTTAAAGATGGTGTTTTTACCCAAGAATTAACAATGAATGCAATAGATATATTTTCTAGATACAGAAGTTTTAGAAATAGTGGTGAATAAAAATGATTAATTTAACAATTTATGACGGGATAGTTAAAGATACAAATGATCCTCAACAGATGGGTCGTTGTAAAATATGGGTCCCTGCATTAGATGGCGAATTTTATGATGTAAAAAGTCTTCCATGGGCTGATTATGTAAGTCCATTTTTTGGATCAACATTAAATTTTAAAGTTGGTAGAGAAAAATCAGAAATTAAAGGATACAGTTCTTACGGTTTTTGGGCTATTCCAAAGATTGGATCTCGCGTAGTTGTATTCTTACTTAATGGTGATATAAATCGTAGAGTATATTTTGGTTGTATGCTTAATTTACATCAAAATAGAGGTTTACCAAATGGGAGAAATAAAGATGATTTAGGAACATATGGACCATGGAATGAATCTTATGAAAAATATAACCCAGCATATGAAAATTTAAGAGAACAATTTCAAAATGATTTACTTAAAGATGAAGCTCAAACAAGAGGTGCATATGAACGTCAGATAGCCCAAGCTGCTACATTTAAAGATGGAACAGAAGGATATGCAAAAAATATAGTTGATGAAAGCGTTTTAGACCCACAATCATATTGTATTGTGACACCAGGTCATCATGCTATTATATTAAATGATGATGAAAAAAATTGTAGAATACGATTTAAAACGACAGCAGGTCATCAAATCATATTTGATGATACAAATGAACGTATTTATATTTCAACGGCAAAAGGTAAAACATGGATTGAATTAGACGAAAATGGTCATATGCATATATTTGCAGCAGATGATATATCTATAAGATCAAGTGAAAGTATAAATATTAGAGCAGATAAAGATATTAATATTGAGGCACAAAAAAATATTAATATTAAAGCAGTAGATGGAAACATAAAATATACTGCTGGTAAAGATTATCATTTATATTCTGGTGGTAGTATTTATGAAACATGTTGTAAAGATCATAACACAAATGTAATAGGAATATTATATGAAACAGCAAAACAAATTCATATGAATGGTCCAGAAGCTCAATGCGCTGTTAAAGCAGATCCACCATCTATTATACCAGGGCATGAACCATGGTCGAGACCAACAAAATCAAAATATAAACGTAATCCTAATTGGAGGAAATAATGGGAAAGGTTTTTTATAAAGGATTTTCATCACACGCTTTCGAAGAAAAAGGTTCATTTTCTACCATTAATATAGAAACAGTTAAAAGAGATTTATATAATCATATTTTTACAGAAAAAGGTGAAAGATTAATGATGCCAAATTTTGGTACTAGAATACCATCGTTAGTTTTTGAACCAAATGATGAAAGAACTAGAGAAATAGTTAGAACAGATTTATTAGAAGTTTTTAATTATGATCCTAGAGTTAAACTTATAGATTTACATGTGTCATCTTTACCAGATAATAATGCAATAGTTGCATTCGCAGATCTTTTATATATTGAATTTGATGTTAGGGAAACATTAAGAATAGAAGTACCGACAGCTTAATTAAGTATTTAAAATAAATACGTCATTTCCACAATCCCAAATTCTATCATAACCATTGTTTTTCATATTTTCCCATTCTGTTAAATTTTCATTAAATGTTGTTAATAAATTTTTTAATTTATGTTTTTGAAAATTTTGACGATTAAGTCTTATTAAATAATTAGATTTGTGCATATACCAATAGTTTGGTTGTGATGTATGTGATTTTTTAAAGCCATTTTTAATATAAACATCCCCAATACTATAACGCTTATCAGAATACGAAATAATGTTTTTAGGTTTATGTAATTTAATAAAATGTTTTAATAATTTACTAAATCCTCCTATACATTTTGTATTTAATTTCGATGAAAATCTGGCTATTTCCCATTCATAATTTTTATTATAACGTGGTTTAACAAACGTAATAACACATACTATTTCATCATTGTAATTTAGTCCATAACTTATATCGTATTTACATGTTCCTTGTATGTGTGTATTTTCTAAAAATATATCTGTTTCATTTTTTCCTAATTCAACAATTTTAGTATTTCTTGCATAAATTGTTTTATATAAATTCAATTTTGATTTAATCATTGATAAAACAATATCGTGTTTATATAATACTTCATCTTCAAAAAAATTTAATAATGTAATACAATTTTCTAATGCAAAGTCTAGTTTATTTTTATGATAAAACTTATCTATTCCATTGAGTTCAGAATGCCAATAATTTCCATTTATTTCTATTCCTAATTTTTTATCTCTAACAAAAATATCTATTTCATATCTATTATCTAAAGGTTTTCGTACATCGAGTTCTATAGACAAATTTATTTTTTTTAATTCATCTGCTATTTTATTTTGTAATTGTGATCTACATTTAGGATAACATCTTGGACAAAAAATATGTTCATATGGTTGAATATAAAATTCATATTTACATGTTAAGCATTTCCATAATAATTCTTTTTTATAATTATCATTTTTTATATAATCTGAAATTGAAAATAATGGTTCAATAATATTTGAATTTTTTAAGATAATATTTTCTATATATGTTTTTTTCTGTGTTTCAATTCTTTTTTTATTGAATTTTTTAACTTGTGATGGAATATTTGTTTTGACACCATATTTTTTGAAAAATGTATTTTTAACTTTTTCTTTTATTTGATTATTATGAACAGGACAAACAACACCATATCTTTCTATATTTGTTTTATCTCTTTTCCATTTTATAAAATCTACCTGCCAAATACTGTTAACACCATATCTATTTTTTATTGTTTGTTTTTTCTTTTTTATTGTTTCTGGGTGTTTTTGCATACAACTTAAACAACAAAATGATTTAAGATATCCATCTTTAAATGATGAGAATATTTTTATAGGAGAATTACATGTTAAACATTTTTTGGGATAATCATCAAGATCATTAATTAACCAATATAATTTCTCAACTATATTATTTGATGGGCATTTTGATAATTGTTTAATAATGTCAATTGTTTCTTTATCTAAAGAACGCAACTTTGATGCACTTACATTATTATTTTTATCTAAAACCTTTGATAATATTTTTTCTTTAATATTCATTTTTAAATAGGAAAATTTTAATGATTACATATGTATATATACATTACTACATAAAATATGCTAAATAACTTTCTAAAGATAAATCTATAAATAATAAAGTAATTATTTTTTTAAAAAATAAAAATTATGGCATTAAGAAACGTTTATTCAGCAGAAACATGGGAAAAAATTTATAATTCTTTTGAAAAAGTCAATTTTGCTTCCTATGATTACGATACAATAAAAGAGTCTCTTTTACAATATATTAAATTATATTATCCGGAACAATTTAATGACTATATAGAGAGTTCAGAATTCATAGCAATTCTAGAAATGTTCTCTTATATTGCTGAACAATTGGCTTATCGTATAGATTTAATGAGTCATGAAAATTTTATTACAACTGCACAAAGAAAACAAAATATTTTACGTCTAGCTAGATTAATATCTTATAAAGCGACACGTAATGTCCCAGCTAGAGGACTAATGAAAATTACTAGTATTACTACATCAGAACAAATTATAGATTCACAAGGAAATAATTTAAGTAATTTTACTGTAACCTGGAATGATCCAAATAATCCATTATGGAAAGAACAATTCTTTTTAATAATGAATAGGGTTTTAACCGGTAAATTTGGACAGCCACAAAAATCTTTTCAAATTGGTGACGTTTTGATGCAATTATATACATTTAATAACAATCTAACATCATTTAAAAATGGTGTATCTCCATTTATTGCGAATACTGGTATAGAAACATTTAATATGGAAATAGTACCATCTGATTTGGATGAAAATGGACCATTTGAAAGGATGCCTGATATTAATTCACAGATGTCTATAATTTATTCTGATGATGGTATTGGTGATGGTTCAGATTATACAGGATTTTTAATGTTCGTTAAACAAGGAACTTTAAGTAGAATAGAATATGATATTAAAGATCCTATACCTAATAGAACATTAGAATTAACACCTATTAATATCAACAGAACAGACGTATGGATTAATAGAGTTGATAATGATGGTAATATATTAGAACGTTGGGAAGAAGTTGAAACTGTTAATGAACAAAATTTATTTTTTAATACAAATAAAAATAGGAAAAAATATGAAATTGAATCATTAGAAAATGACAGAATAAAAATTATTTTTGGGGATGGTGATTTCTCAGATATACCAATTGGAAAATTTTATATTTGGATAAGACAATCTGCTAATAGAAGTATAGTCATTCAAAAGAATAAAGTTACAAACGTTCCTGTTACATTTTCATATACATCTTCATTAGGAACGACAGAAATTTGCACTCTAACTACAGCATTAACATCAACAATACAGAATTCTTCACCAACAGAAACAATTGATCATATTCGTCAAGTTGCACCAACAACATACTATGCCCAAAATAGAATGGTCAATGCACAAGATTATAATACATATATGTTGAAGGATTCTAGTATTCTTAAACTTAATACTATCAATAGAACATTTGCAGGTCAACCAAAATATATTGACTGGAATGATGCATCTGGGCAATATGAAAATATTAAATTATTTGGTGATGATCTTCAATTATATTATACATCAACAATAAACACAATAAGTTCAACGATTTCATCTAGAAGTTTAATAGATAAAGTTATTGAACCATTATTATCACAGTCTGGAATAATAAATTTATTAATTCACATTTCATCTGCTACACCAATTACAGAAAATGTTATTAGTTTACCAAGACGTAAATTTATAGAAGACAATAGCATTTCTATGGCTCCTAGTGACATATATAGAATGGGTGAAATAGAAACACATCTTGAAAAATCATTAATACAAGGAATGTTAGATAGACATTGGTATGGTGAACCATTAGAATATGTTGATATAGGTGGTATAATACATGCAAAAGTAACACCTTTTAGTATTGGTGGTAACCTTCCTGATGATGGTCGTATTTACCCTGATACAATGCCTAGAACTTATGATGGAATTAATTCTTTAGGTGATTCTGGATCTGGTCTTCAAACTATTTCAGCACAAGACAAATTTGGTTTAAAATATTCAAAAACAAAAACAACTTTAGGAAACGGATCAATAACACCACCAGTTTTAATAACAAATCCACAATTACAACCAGGTACACCAAATGGAATTGTTGAAACATGGACATTAGAATTTTCATCAGATGCTACAACAATATTTGTAACATCAAGTCTACGCGGATCATTTCCAAATGCTGTTGTTGGAGTTCCATATTTAACAACAAATAATGAAGCACCAATAGATTTTACAATAACTAATGGAAGTACACCATTTATAGCTGGTGATGCATTCGTATTAGATGTTAATTATACTGCTCCTAATACTTTTAGTATTTCTACAAGAGCTGGTTATCCTTTAAATCTTTATGGTAAATGGGATATTATTAATGGTGTTACATTAACAAATTCAAATACTGTAAATCCAAATACATTAGAATATGACCCAAGCGATTCTGCTGCGTCATGGATTATTTGGATAGAAGCAATTAAAGATGGATTTGGTGATATTATAGGATTTAATGTTCACCATAGGGATATGAAATTAATATGCTATAGCCAAAACACAAAATTTTGGTATAATACAGTTGAACAAATAATTGATTCTCAAACTAAAAATCCAGTTTATGATAAAATAAAAATATTACGTTCGAATTTGACAACGTTAGGCGTTCCTCTCGGTCATAATGAAAATTATGATGTTATTGGACCAGTTAAAGATCAAAATGGTGAAACAGATGTTCATTCATTAGAAATTATACCAGCAGATATTCTTAATAAAACTGTATTAAGCGGTGATGGAATTCCAGATAATATTCTTCAGTTTGAAATGTTTGCTAAAAATTCTTATGAATACTTCAAATTAGATGATCCAGACACTATTTATACTATTCAAAATTCATATTATAATGAAACTCCAGATAGGGTAATTTTAATAGATGGATCGTCAACAATTTGGGTTAGATTTAACGAAGGTAGTTTTGTTTCTACGCAAATATCATTTAATAATGGTGTTACATGGATTAATAAAAATGATCCAAATTATGTGGCTTTTGGAAGACGATTAATTTATAAAGGTGTTGATAATGAGGGATTAGATTTTATGTGGCAACATTTTGCACCACATACAAATATGATTGATCCTTCAGTTACAAATATTCATGATGCATTTATAATTACGAGAGGATATTATGATAATATGATGGATTATGTCAAAGGTTTAACAAATATTGCTCCTACACCTCCAACACCATTAGAGTTAAGAAATACATATGGATATTTACTTAAAAATAAAATGATTTCAGACACGGTTGTTATGCATTCTGGTAAAATTAAACTATTATTTGGTAGTTTAGCAGAGCCTCAATTAAGAGCTAAATTTAGAGTTGTTAAGGCACCAACAGCCACATTTACTGATGAAAGAATTAAAAATGAAATTTTAGAAGTTATTAATAATTATTTTGCTATTGATAATTGGGATTTTGGAGTAGAATTTTTTGCAACAGAGCTATTGGGATTGATACATCAAAGATTACCGACAGAAATATCTTCTGTAGTATTAGTTCCTGTTTATTCTATTAATTCATTTGGTTCATTGTTTAATGTAAAAGCAGGATTAGATGAAATATTGCAATCAGCTGCTAAATTAGAAGATATAGAAATAATTCCGGCATTAACACCGACTGCTATTAGACAAAAAATTTAATCATTTTTTCAAAAATTTGTTATTTTATAAATATTTAAATATAGAATAACTATTTTTTGTGTGAAAATGACAAAGGACTACGTTAAAAAATATTTAGATTTATCAACTTTAATCCCAGAAAGATTAAAAAATAAAACAAATACCTCAATAATGAGGAATTTGTTTAATAGATTTTTAACAAAAGAAGAAACATTACCACTTTTTGGATTTTCTGGAAAGAAAATAGTAAATCCAGATGATATACGACCATATATAGTATATTCATCTGTTGATAAAAAAATAAATTCTTTAATACCTACAATATATGCAAAAGTTGGTGCAGAAGAATTTGCATTCACATTTAGAGATATTTTAAATAAAGCTAAAATTTTAGGAATTAATACTGATAAATTTGATAGATGGGGTAGTGCACAAACATTTAATTTTTGTCCTCCAATCAATTTAGATAAATTTGCAAATTTTTATGAATATTATTGGGTCGCAAAAGCTTTACCAACTCCACCATCTATTCCATGGAATCCAAACAATGATCCAGAATATTATGTAATACAGCCTGGTGCTGCAAATGATTGGTCTATTCATAATTATTGGGTTCATAAAGATGATCTTCCATCTTATCCAGGAGGTTTAGATTTATCTAAAGTAATTAGAGCAAATATTCCTATCATAGAATATGATAATGATTTAGAATTAAATAATGCATATGATGTTAATGGTGATCCAACATATCCTGGAAATGGAATTTCATATACTCAGTCAAAAACACAATTTAATCAACTTCCACTTTTTAATTTATACAGATTAGATGGAACGTTTAGCGGATTCGTTAGCTCTATATTTTACTATAAAGAAGATACATCTGCAGAAATTAATCAATTTCTTCAAAGAAGAATTGTTAGAGATATTAATGCAGATTTTATTTTTTGTCAAGGTTTATTAGAAAATGGGTCCGATAGTAGAATTTTATTTTATAAAAAATCTGGAAATTTAAAAAGTATTTGGGTTCCAGGTCCATCTAGTGCTGTATCTACTACACCAATATATACGTGCTTTGGTAATGGAACAATAGTAGGTTTAACATCTGTTTCAAATGCTCCATCTGAATTTTGGACATTAGTTGCAAAATCACCTACGGTATTTTCAATATCTGGTACAAAATCTGGTGTTCAACCTGATGTTTATGTTAATGTTCCATATTCAAATGGTATAATATCTTTTACACTTAGCTCTGGTTCAACACCATTTATAGTCGGTGATAAAATAACATTCAGGGTTATTAATAGAGAAATTCCGAGATATGTTTATGAGGATAATGATGGAAATGTTATAAATTTTCCAGGTGGTGCTGCTGCTGATGTCAATAAAGTCGGTACTTGGATTAATCCAAATCAATTAAAATTTAATCCATTAAATGAAAATAGATTAGAAATTGGTCAAGGAGATTTAACAAATCATTTTAGGAGTATAATTGGTGCTCAGTTGAATTTCAATGGATCAAATTCTGGTCCTAATAATTATAGAAATATTCCACACAATCATGGATTAGGTGGAAATATAAAATATTTTAATAATGTATTTAATTTGTTTATTTCATTAATGCTACAAAACGGGCTTAGCCCATTATCTATATTGAGTTTCGCTGAAAGTTCATATTTACAAGCAATAAATTCACTATATGAATATATAAATCAAAATTTATTTAAGTACATAACAGAAAAAGGAAATCCTACACCACCATTATTAGATCCTAATAGTGCCCCAATATTGTCATTATTTCAAGACTATGTAGATAGTATAAAAAATAGATCAGATTTAAAATCAGTATTTTTTGATAGTACATCACCAATAACTAATTGGTGTCCAACTCTTCCACAATTAGGATTATTAAATGGCGTAGTACCAAAAATAACATTTGATAATGAATTAGGAATATATGTATTAATTCATCATGATGGACATAGATCACCAATTTATCAACGAGATATAGAATTTGATAGAAAATTAACAAGATTGTCTGTAAAAAGATCAGATGGAAATGAAGTGCCTGGTGTATTTTCACCAACTGTTCCATCATTCCCATCATATAAAAATCAATTATGGTTTAATTCAACTAATGGAGAATTAAGATTATTTGCTGTTAAATCCGATACGACTGCTGCACCCCCAGGTATACCATCAATTGGTGATTTCTGGTTTGATACTGTAAATTTAAGACGATGGAATGGATCAGCATGGATTATTCATACAAACGTAATTGATGCTTGGAAAATTGTTGATACTCAGCTTATAGTTAATAATTTATTACTAACAGTAGAAACTATTTTATATAATGGAATTCCTAAAGATATTCCATTAAAAATTGATGTTGATAATACTATTATTACAAGTGCACCAGAATATATACCAAACCAGGAATATGAATTAGCAGTATATGCTGCAAAGTACAAGTATGACATGTATGCACCGGATTATATATCAACAAATCCATTTACATGGAATTATAAATTTACTAATCCATCAGTTATATCTCCAACAAAATCATTATTAAATAGTGATCCTTCTATTAATGCGCGATGGTTTGATATTTATAAAAGACATTTTTCTTTGATTCCTGGTTCTTTAGAAACATGTAGACCAAATTTAGAACCATGGAAATTAGTAGGTCAAAATACCAAACCTATAGATTGGGATACTGGTGCAATTTCTATTGGTGGTCCAGGAACGCAATTTGCTTCAACTGTTTCATTACCAAATATTTCACCGCTTCAACCTGTTAATTATGTTTCCACATCAAATGTTAATTTATTAGCATTACCTAACGTTATTGATAATAATTTATTATCTATTAACGATAGAGTATTACTTGTTGGTCAAGTAAATCCAAAAGAAAATGGCATTTATACTGTTGTTTATCCGGGAACTGGATCTAACGGTATATGGACAAGATCAACTGACATGCAAACTGGAACAATTCCACCAATAGAAACAAATGTTGCTGTTTCTTCTGGTTATGAATGGAAAAATACTGTATGGGTATTAACAACAACTGGATTAGTTGGAACTGACGTATTAATCTTTGAACAATATAGATTATGGTCAGAAAATATGTGGACGTGGATTAAATCACAAATTGGAACGTATGCACTTTGTGTCAATGTTCATACAGATGAATTATTACCTCCATATGTATCTCCAACAGAATTTACATCTAATGAAAGTATTTTAACAACTTTACCTCCATCAACAGATGCACCATATTCTTTTGGTGATAATGGTCCTGTTGAAATAGTATGGAAAAAATCTTTAGAATATGCTTATGGAAAACATAGAACTAATTTTAAAATATCTCCAATTACATATTTAAATTTAACATGGAGAAACCCACATATTGTAATTAATAATTTAGCATTAAATAGACAAATAGGTAAAAGAATATCTCATAAAAATTTCACATTACATGGTGAAGAAATAAAATCTCCATCAGAAAGAAATATTTTAACAAACGTTAGTGGATTAATAACATCAATAGCTAATAACATTGTTGAATTAAAATGTGTGTCATTATTAAGTACTGGTTCAATTTTTGAGATTTTTATTAATAATCAATCAACAAATGAATTTATTGAGTGTAATGGACCAGCATATTCAAATGTAATTGGAAATATAACTTTTAATAATTTTTCTATTAAAGATTTAGGTATAGGTTTTGAAATAGATGATATTATAAAAATAGAATTAACACCATTAACAGCAAATTATTCATTTAAACCAGCATCAATTTATAAAATTTATGGCTTAGCACAATATTATACACAATTATTAAGATATAATTCAACAGATGTCAATAATACATATAATGCTGTTATGTTTAGAGGTTGGGATGTTAAACTTGGAAATAGAATGGATGGATTAATACGAACGGATAACATAATAATAAAGTCTGATAAATATACATTTCCAGAAACGTCATTTAATGTCTTATTAAAAATCAACAAAAATACACGTGATACGTGGTTGAATGCAATTCGTATACAATTAGTTCAAATTGGATATAATAAAATGGAAAGTGATGGTACAATTGTACCAGTTGATGAAGAAATTACAGATACATCCCACCCAAATTATAATAAAGATCATGGAAAAGATTGGGTATTTAGAATTGAACATTATAATTCAAAACATCCAATTATAAAATATTATAATTTGGATACAAATGGTCCATATCAAACATTTAATGCACTTGATAAAGAACATACAAAAGCCGAATGGAAAATATACCAAAATAGTTTAGACGTAGTTGAACAAACTGTACCATTTACAATAACAGGCATTCAAAATGTTGTGAATTTTTTATATGGATATGTAAAATTATTAGAAGAAGATGGTTGGAGATTTAATAATTCTGATAAACCAGAAATAGATGAAGTAACAGGAAGAACAATTAATTGGCAATTAGAAATAGAAAAATTCATTGATGCGGTTTATTCAGGAATGTTAGTAGGTCAAGGTCATATTCTTAATCCATTTATTAATAAAGTGTGGTTTGAAACACCAACAGGAATAGTTTCATCATTACGTCAAAATAAATTTTCAGATATTTTGGTTGATCCACTTATATTTGATATATTAGGTAATATTATTTCTATAAATGATATATCAATAACTCGTGAAGATGATATTACAGAAATAATATCAAAAATACCAATATTTAGTCTACATATAACAGTAGATGAATATGAACATATAATTTTATTTGATAATTACATAGACAAAGCATATAGAAAAGGATTAATATTTGATCCATTTATTGGAGCACATATTAGTAGAATTTTATTATCAGGACAAAAACAAATAATTAGAAGCATGCGTCCATCATTCGGTGGATACGTATTAAATGGTAATAAAACAATTAAGAATTTAGAAACACATGTTTCAGAATTTGGTCAGTATTATGATGCTGAAAAAGTAACAAATAATGATATTAGTGCAAAATTTGCATTATCATTATTAGGATATAATAAAAAGAAATATTTTGATTTATTAGATGTTTCAGATAAGTCACAATTTAATTTTTGGAGAGGATTAATTCAGGCTAAAGGAACAAACACTGCTCTTGACGCATTTCTTAATTCTAAAAAATTTGAACAAGCATTTATAGATGAATATTGGGCATATAAAATAGCAGAATATGGTGATGCTAGAACTGTAACATATCCAGAATTAAAAATTCACCCATCTGATACTCAATTAAATGTTACAGGATTTCAATTTGAATCTCAAGACCCACAATATAATATTGATTCTGAATTAATACCAGGATTTAAATTTATTGCAAAAAATGATGAAAATCGTTGGATGACACTAGATGATTTAGATAAACATCAATATTTTATAGCTGAGAAAACAGAAGAATTCAATATTAATATAATTTCAGCTGATACTATTTTTGAATTACCATTCTTTAGTGAAATGCAATTTGAAATACCAGCAATAAATTATTCTGGATTTGGAAATGGTGAAATTGAACTTAGACCTGTTCAAATAAGAAAAAGTATCGATTACAATAATGAATTACCAGAAATATGGACAATAACAGCAACGTCTGCTACTACATTTAACATTACTGCACAAATTGGAATTTCACCACCAATAATTGTTGGAAATTTTAATATTGATGAATATTATTCTCCTACTAATTATGAACATATCATTATAAAAATATCAAAAGGTACAGTACCATTTAATTCAGGAGATCAATTTACATTTAGCATTGGTTTATATAAAATCTTTAATAAAATAATTAAAGCTAAGATTGTTGGGAATTATAAAATTATTGGTATGAATCCAGCTAAACCAAAATTTAATCCAATTAAATTAATTGATTATAAAGAAAAAACGGTAATAACAGATATAGGAATATGGCATCCATTAATGGATGCGCATGAAACTTCAGCATTAGAATGTATTAATATAAAGGGAAATGTGGACCCAGCAAAATATAATTATTCCACAAAAATTGTTGGTAATCCAAATTATAATCCATATCATTCATGGGGAAATAGAGAAGTAGGTAAAATTTGGTGGGATACATCAAATTTAGATTATATCCCATATTCTGATTTTTCAAATGTAGATCAAAAACATGCACGTTGGGGTAATTTAGCAAATTATGCATCGATTGATGTTTATGAATGGATTAAATCAGATATTCCACCAAATGAATATGATGCATTAGCTAAAATACAAGAATTAGATGCAAATATTGATCCTTTAGTAAAAGCATCTGGAAAAGCAGCTAAAAAAGAATATTATTATCGTGACAGAATTTGGAAGGCTAGACCAATAGCATGGTCATATTCTGAGAATCCATCTGCTCCTCCACCAGTATTTGTATCTTCATTTTTTAGTAAACTTTATATAACATCTGGTGTAATTGGAAATACAACATTGGTTTTAGAAACTGGTCAATTTTCTGACTACGGTGTTGAACCAGGAATGTTATTGTCTGCATGGGAATTAACAGATAAAATACCAGACGGTGAAATAATAGTAGGATCAGATATTGATTATATGTTAGGTTCTGACACATCTATTAGTTCACCTATTATTGTACCACATACAGCATTTGATTTTATATCAATAAACAAGTCGCCAACAAGTGAAATTAAATCAGATTGTTTAGGTAAAATAGTTCTTTCTAATGAAGTTGACGGTGGAATATATTATGTTAGAATGACTGCTATTGCAAGTGGTTTAACTCAACGAATACAAGTTAATAATATAACAAGTCCTATTGGAACTGTAATATTTTTAGATTTTGATTTATTTGGTTTACAATTAAGTGCAGAAACCGCTATAGCACCAGTAATTAATGCTTCTGTTGTCGCTTCTGCTCTTGGAAATACAGCACATAATATATACGTGCGTCAAACAATAACAGGTGAAGTTACTATAGATATGCCAACAGGAATTACAGAATTTAGCAATGATCCGAATGATTTATTACAGTATGGATGGGTTTCATGGAGAGATCCATCATCTGATGAATTAAGTGCAGATTTATTAGCACCTAATAATAGCTGGAATCCAATCTTTGGTAATTATAAAACTATAACACAAATTACATCAACATTTATAGATCGTGTTAAATCATATCAATCTAATAAATTTATATTAAATAATGGCACAGAAATAGAAAAATATAATTATGAATGGTCTAATTGGGTATCATTAGAAAATGAAAAAGTAAAAATTATAACTGGAGGAACAGTTCCAACACTAACATTTTCAGAACCAATTGATATTAATAGATTGTCAATTTATATAAATGGAATTTTACAGCCAAGATCTGTTTATAATATATCAGGTAATACTGTAACAGTATTAAATTTACCAGGAGAAGGTCATACTGTTATAGGTATACATAAACATTATATTCCATCAGACTCGGAATTATCATTTAATCCAGATATTATAGATAATCCATCTATACAAAGACAGTATAAAGTTGATTATCAATATGTTGTTATTCCCGAACGTGACTTGAATGGAAATATTATTGGTAATAAATATTATTATTGGGTAACAGATAAAACAACAAATGCTCAAGGTAAAAAATTGTCTGTTCAACAAATTATTAAATTATTAAAATATGGTCCATCTGAATTTATAACATTTCAAAAGATGTTACCAGAAAAATTATTAGGTTCTGATTTATTACCAACAAGATATAATGCTATATCTATCGTAAATATTGGAAGATTTATTAAAAAGGAAAATAGTTATAAATTAAGATTTACAAAGGATTTCGCATTACGTGATGATCCAAATGATCTTGACCTTAAAAATAAACATGTAGAATGGATGTTAATTCGTCCAGGTCAGAAGTATAAAATACCAAGAATTTTATGGGATAAAATAGTTGATTCTGCATGTGGTGAGGATAAATCTGGTAATACATTACCAAGTTTATTTAGAAAAGAATATGATGAAAGACATTCAACATTTACTAGATATGGTTTTGGCAAAGATCAAATTTTTGCAGAAAAATCATTAGTCATAAAATCATTAATGAATACAATTTTAAATACTAAATTATTAAAAGATAATGGGTTAGGAGAAAAAATACCTGATACATTAGAGGATGTTATTGATTTTAATGACAAAGATAATTGGTTCTCATCACCATCAAACACAAGAATTACTATGGAAAAAATTTGGCAAAAAGGTAAACCAGAACAAATTAATGAATTATTTTTTGCTGTTCTAGAAGATGCATTAGCAAATAATTATGAAATGACAGATATATTTAAAACATCAAGATTATCAGCGTATTCTATTAGAGTTATGAAACAAATATTACCGAGTGAATATGATGAATACTAAAAGATTAAAAAATTCAGATTATATTGAAGGTCTAATTGGTTATATATTAGATATAAAACCATACCATTCAAAATTAACTGAAGTAATTGAAGAATATCATTTCGATGATGATCTAAATGTTGAAATATTAGATCAACATAGAATACAAATAAAATTATCAAGTATTTGGTGCACAGAATATTATTCAGATGGTAATAGAGTTTTATATAGATTGCCAGCTCCTGTAGTTCGTCCTAGATATGATTCTGATGATAGTCATAATTTATATGATGGTGTTATTGATCATGATTCAGAAGTAATCAATTTATCTAATACTCATAGTACTTATCATGTTCCTGATAATGATGGTGAAAAGTGGGTAAAAGTTAATAATTCTCCAAAAATAGAGGGATTAGATTATTATGTAAGTCGAGGAATATTCTCATTAGAAATGAGAACAGAATTAGGTGAGCGTCAATGGATGGAAAAAATCCATTATGATTCAGGTTTTAGTTGGTGGAAAGCATTTACACCATGGAATAATACACCTAATTGGGCTCCAGGACCACACGGAGGTATAGCTGTTAATCCATCAGCACCAAATGAAATATGGTCATTTATTAAAATAAATCCTATATCATATACAAGACCAATTTTTGTTACTGGACAATTAGGTATAGATGATCACTATTATTGGGGTTATGATCTAGCGAATTATGATAGTGGTGGTGATGATATAGATTGTGTAACAGATGGTCCAGATAATGATAATTATTATGTGTCAGGTGGTTATAATGCTGGTGAACTTTATGATGATAGACGTCATTGTTTTGATCTTGTTAATTTGAATTTTACGTTGGTTGATAATGACGCCCCATCTGAAATATGGACCGTCATGGCAATATCACCAACGACTTTTTCTGTTGTTGGTTCTGTTTCAGGTCCAACAGCAAATGCAACATTAAATGTTCCATATAATAATGGAATTATAAGTTTTACTATATCTACAACAAATCCATTGTTTCAAGCAATTCCTGGATTAGATATTTTTTATTTTACAGTTGTTAATCCAGCACCATTTATTACATTACATCCAATAGTATTTTGGAATTGTCCTGCACAATCTTGGACAATAACAGCTATATCTGCAACCGAATTTAGCGTAGTTGGATCAGTTTCTGGTATACAACCAAATGCATATGTTAATCAAACATATAACAATGGTTTAATTAGTTTTACTATATATTCTGGTGATTACGTATTTGAACCTGGAGAATTTTATACTTTTTACACTATTGATCCTAGACCAAGTTATTTGATACACGGATCAATTTCAGGAATGCAAAAACCAGCATCTATTGGTGTTCCTTATAATAATGGTTTAATAGCATTTACTCTTAAAGAACCAGAATATTTCTTGAATGGTAGTATAGTTACAACATATAATGTTCCATTATTATTAAATGGATTAGCTAATATTTCATTTTTAAAGAAACCAAGATTTGATGCAATTAGTGAAATTATTAAATTAAGAGTATTAACACCAACAACAATTAGTGTTGAAAGTTCTGTTCGTGGAATGTTAAAAGGTGCAACTCTTAATGTTCCATATTATGATGATTATATATCATTTGAAATATCTGGAACATTAATTCCAGGTCAAACACACTCATTTGAAATATTAACACACAAATATGATCTTTATTATGGTAAGCATAAAGTAATATTTGGAAATACTGTTTTTTCTGGTTCTGATGTCATAAGTATTGATAGTGTTGTTCATAATTTAAATGATAAAGTTGAAATTAATACAACAAAATATGATAAAATCTTTATAAGTTTTTCTGATCCATCAGATTATCCGGTAGAATTTGGTAACCAATGGGATCCATTACACTCTAGTATTCCATTTTATACTGATGGAAATGGTATATTCTTTCCAGATAAAGAATTTCAAACTAATTTAAATTTAGATAATATTCATCCAACATATCCTTCAATTACAAAAGTTGGTAAAATTATCAATGATGGATATGTTATAGAATTTGATCAAAACTTTATTAATCAATTTTTACCAATTAATACAGGTTTTAATATTTGTGTTCATCAGGAAGAAACGCATAATAATAGGGTAGCTACAACAATAACAGATGAAATTAAGTTTGCTGATAGTTATAGAATGTCAGATAATCTAAATGTTCAAATAAATGATGAAATTTCATTTTATGGAATAGTAGATTTTTCATATTTAGATGATACATTAAATGTTCAAATCGGAGAAAAAGCATATTTACCAGCAGGATATGATATTGAGCCATATGATTTAGAATCTTATTATAATATAATAAATCCACCATCAAGTTATGATTATTCAGAACTTATTGAACTTATAACTTCTGCCCCAGCTGGATTTAGAATTTATGATAATTTTACTCAAAACCCTTATGCACCATATAATAACGATGGTGATTCTTCATTAACAAATATTAGTGAATCATTCGTTTTATATTCACAACAAGCACCATCAAATTTTGATATAAATTCATTTGATTCTGATAATTTTGATAGTTTAGCAACAAATATTGAAGCAATTGTTATGATGCCTCAAATGTCATTGACAACACCAAGTAATCCTTTATATGGTCATCCTTTGATAGATCCTGTTCCAGGAACAACTGTATTAGCATATGCTAAAGTAACAGGAAGTGATATAGGAACAACATTATCTATAAAAAATGTAACTGTAGATTATAAAGGTTCACCAGGATTAGGAATGGCACCAACAGTTATCATATTAGATGATTTAATTAATCAGAATGTTTTAGAAGTCGTGACACCTGTTCCTATAGCAGCTGGCCCAAATATATATTCATCATTTAAATTAACATTGACGGTTAATTTAACAAATTATGTTATAGTAATAACTGTGTAATTTTTAATAAATAAAACATAATATAATATTAAAAAGGTTTAGGAGAATATTAAAAATGGCAAAAGATATATTTACAACACATGTTAAAGGTCATGTTAAAATCATTGATAAAAATACTGGAGAAATTCTTTTAGATAAAGATAACGCTATTCATGCTTATAATATGGGTAAAGCAATAGCTAGAGGATTGGCTAATGAACCAAATTATCAAATTTATAAAGTTTCATTAGGAAATGGTGGTACTACCATTGATTCTAATGGTGACGTAATTTACAATCCACCAAGAGTTAATCCAACAGATACAGACATTTATAATGAAACATATAGTGAAATAGTTGATGAAGCTGGACCAGCACCAGTAGGAAATAGTGTTGTTGCAACATATGGAACATTACCAGTAACAACATCACTTGTTACAACAACTATTACATTGACGGCAAATGAACCATCCGGACAAGATTATAGTGATGGTGGTGATGGTAATGACAATATGGAAGATCCATTTGTATTTGATGAATTAGGTTTAAAAACTGGTGATGATTTACTTTTATCACATATTATATTTTCACCAATAGAAAAAACAGCAAATAGAGAATTAATTATTACTTATACTTTAACTGTTAGTGTTGTTTAATTAAAAAATTTCATAATATTTTTTCTCCAATTGAATAAAACATAAATATATGTAAAGTTCAATTGGAGATTTTTTATTTTTTATGTTAAAAAATGATTTAATAGCACATAATATAGTTTATATTAAAAATAATAAAGAAAAAATAAATCCTAATTATTCAAAAATACTTCAATCTAATATTCCATTACTAGAAAAAATAAAAGAAAAAACATCTTTTTTAGATCAATTTAATCCATCGATTATTGAAAGAATTTTTGTTATAAAAAATAATATTCAAAATCCACCATTATGTCCTATATGTTCAGCAAAAATAAAATTTAAACATTCTTATTCTTTAACATGTTCACTTAAATGTTATAAACAATATGAACGTCAGCAGATTGATCCTAAAACAGGAAATACATTATCTCAATCTAGAATTGATAAAGTTAGAAATGCTAATAATAAAATAGGTGAAGATGGATTAACTGGATATCAACGTGCAGCTAAGAAAATTTTTTCAAAAATGACTAAAAAAGAACATGAAGATAGAGTGAAAAAAATAATCAATACAAAAAAGTCAACTTTTTTAGAAGACGGAACTTCTATATGGGATGCAGCATATGAAAAACAAAGAAAGACTTTTACAGCTATTAAAGAAAATGGGTTATCGTCTGCAAAAATTGCCGCAATAAAACGTGAAAACAAACTAAAATCTATAGATCCTATTACTGGTAAAACATTTAAAGAATTAGCAATTCTTAAATCTATAGAAAATAGAAAACGCAATTTTTTTAAATCATTAAAAATTTTTTCAACACAATATGAACTTATATCAACAGAAGATGAATATATAAACACTTCATTAACTAAATGGAAATGTTCTTTTTGTGGAAATGAATTTGAACATTCTTTTTATAATGGTACATCTCCTAGATGTATAATATGTCATCCTAAAAATGAAAATTTACTTCAAAAATCTTTAGTTGAATTTATTAAATCCGTTTATTCTGGTGAAATTTTAGAAAATAATAGAACAACTATTTCGCCATATGAAGTTGATATTTATTTACCGGATTTAAACATTGGAATAGAGTTAAATGGTAATTATTGGCATTCAGAAAAATTTAGGGAACCAACATATCATTTGGATAAAAGTACGTATGCGTATGAAAAAGGAATAAACTTAATTCATATTAGTGATGATGAATGGTTGTATAAAAGAAATATAATAGAATCGATTATATTAAATAAACTAAAACTTATTGATATTAAATTTTATGCTAGAAAATTAAATTTAATTTTTGATTATGATAAAAAAAATAAAATTAAAGAATTTTTAAATCAAAATCATTTACAAGGATATATTCCATATATGTTTTGTAGTGTGTTATTAGATGATAATGATGAAATATTATCGGCAATGACATTTAATAAAAGTAGGTTCAATAAAAAATATGATTATGAAATATCTAGATTTTGTGTAAAAAATAAAATTACAGTTTCTGGAGCAGCAAGTAGATTATTTAACGAATTTTTAAAAAATATAAATCCTAAATCTGTTATATCTTATGCTGATAGAAGAATTACATTTAATAATCATTTTTATACTTCTTTAGGTTTTACTTTTTCTCATAACACACCTCCAAACTATAGATGGGTAAAAAATAATATTTCTTTATCTAGATATCAAACACAAAGAAAACTGTTAACAAAATATTTTAATGAAAATTTTGATAAAAACTTAACAGAAGACGAAATAATGATTTCAAAAGGGTTTATTAAATCATTTGATTGTGGATCATCTGTTTATGTTTTTAGTAATATTAAATAAATGTAATTATTTTATAAATAATTAAATATAACTTAATAAAAAATATTATATATAGGAGTATTTAGTGAAATTAAATTTTAGACAGGGTCTAGTAAGATACCAAACAGATATTGCTAATAATCCTGTATTTTTACAAAAACATAGTTTATCAGGTGACTATATAGATTTAATGGTTCAACCAGATCCAACTATAATAAATTTTGCACATGGAGATGTTGATTATTTAATAGAAGAAAATAAAACAGTTATTAAAGCATGGGGACCAGTGTCCCCAATTGGTCAGACCCAATATCTATATTGGGATATAAATTTATTAGATGGAAGTCTTTCACGTAATTTTACATTACTTCCACTTTTAGTTACAGCATCTACGCCAAATTCACCCGCAATTGATCAACACTGGTTTGATTTAAATACTAAACAGATGAAAGTTTGGAATGGAACTAAATGGGTAGTAAAACTTAGAGTATTTGCAGCAATATATGATTCTAGTGCAATACTTAATCCATTTTCAGTTGGATCACAAGTTGGTTTAAATAATACACCGTGTGATCCTGGATATATAGTCTTTGGTAAAGATAATAAACCACTTAGACATTCTGATGGAACTTTTTTCACAACATCTGAACATGCCATAGTTGGCAGAAATTCTTCTTCATCTGTTTCATTTGACGCACAAATTGTTTATGCAATGGCTAATGAATATATACCTAAATATTCATTAGTATCATTTACTGGCCCTGATAAAATTTCACTTGCATCACATTTAAATGTTGATAAGCAAGTAAATGGAATAGTTTTAGAAGATTTATACTTAGATGAAATAGGACGTGTAATAACTCATGGTAGAATAACAAATGAACATTGGTCCTGGACAGCATCTAATATTGGTAAACCTCTGTTTTGTGGTCCTAGCGGTGAAGTAACATTAACACCTCCACCAATGGGAATTTCACAACAGATTGGGATTGTGCAAGATTATGATACAATTTATTTGAATTTAATGTCACCAATAATATTATAACATATAGGAAATATTTATATTATGTCAATAAAACCATTATTTAGAAATAACCAGGGTTTAATTCAACAAATACAAGATGGTGCAATAATTAATATTGGTGGAACATCATGGCCAAGTTTCACCGTTAATGGAATTGGTATCATATTAGAAGATGGAACATCAACAACGGGTGGATCATCATTAAATCTTCAAACAATCTATAATAATAGTATTGATTCATCAAATAACGCATCAATAAAGTTAATTACTGGACGCGATTTAATTATTTATGATGATACTAATAATTCTATATTCTTTAAAATAGATTCAGAAACAGGAAAAGTTACAATAACCGGTGACTTAGAAGTTGCTGGTAGTTCAGTGCTTGTTGATTCAATTATTCAAGATTCTGATCATTGGCGTATATCACCAGCATCATCAATAACAACAGCATTAAAAATAGAACCGGAATTTAATAGTCCATTAGTTGATTTAGTTTCTATTAAAAATGTTCTTGGTGGACCAATAATATTCAAAATTGATAAAGATGGAAATACATATCTTAAAAAATTAAATGTATCAACAGATATAGATATTATTGGAAATATAAATATTTCTGGTCTTGTTGATGGTGTAGATATATCAGCATTAGAATTATCATTTAATTCATTATCAACATTAGTTTCAAACATACAAAATGATATATCATTACATATTACACCAAGTACAACAACAAAACATGCGTCGACCGAAATTTCTGTTATTCCACCATCATATGCCCCAGGAACAACAAATGTTCAACAAGTATTAGATGCTTTAGAATCATTAATTGGCAGCGGTGGAGGTGGTGGATCATCTGCAGGTTTATTCATAATAGATGTTACTCCAACAACAAGTGGTATTGTTGGAAATAAACAATATGTTACAGGAACTATTCCAGCAAATGCTGTTATTTCTCAAGCAACAACAGATGTAGATGCAATTAGAATACATTTATTAGTAGAAGGAAATTCTACATTTTATTCTCCAACTGTTTCTGTTGATACAATACCTGGTCCATCTGTAAATGCCATATTATCTGAACACCCAACAGATAAACGATTGTTTATAGGTTATGCAGATATCTTAGTAACTTCTTCAAGAACAGTTTATGTTTCATCATCTATAGGAGTTAACACTTCGGTTAATATCATCAGAGCTGGACCTGGTCCTATAATACATTCATTAACTGTTGGTCCATATCCTGGCTCTCAAACAGCAGCTAAGGCCGGCGATATAATGAACGTTACCGGCACAGTTGAAAATCAAGCAACATATTTAGAATTAATTGCTGGTGGTGCTGTTTCATCAACAACAGTTATGACATTAGGCGCAAATGATTCTGGCGGCCCAGGATTAAAAACATTTTCTGGTTCTTTTGTTGTTAGTGGATTATCAGGTTTACAAAATGTTTCTGCTAAAGCACATAATTCTTTAGGAACATTTGGTCCAGTATTTTCATCTTCACCAATAACACTTGATCAGATATATCCTTCATTTAGTTCATTTACTGTTACATATCCACCAGGTCAAGGAGCATTAAAAGGTTCAGAAAGTGCAACAGTAACTTGTACAGTAACAAATCATACATCTGTTGTTTATAGTGGTACAAATATTTCAATAGCATCACCAACAACGTATACTGTATCAAAAACAGTAACTAGAACTGGTGGTTCATATATTGATAGTGGTACTAATTATACTATAACAGCAACAAGAGCATCAAATGGTGCAGTATCAACAGCATCAACGTTGGTTAAAATAGCAAATTCACAACCGACGATATCAATAAGCATAAGTGGATCTCCACTAAGATTACGTTCTTCACCTTCTGGTAATAATTATACTATTAATATTGTGTCATCACAGAATTTGAGTAGTCCACCAGTTTTAACAGCAACTTCTGGTGTTTTATCTTCATTTACTGGTAGTGGAAAGAATTGGACAGGAACAATAACAATTCATGATTCTGATACTAAAGGAAATAATTCATTCAATATATCTTCAATTATAAATGAAGCATTAGTATCTGGAAATACTATAACATCTGGTCAAAATTATATAGTTGGTGGATTTTTAAATCGTAGTATAACATATCCAGCATTTTCTCGATTTGAACCTATTGGAACATATGTTACAGATATTAATAAGACTATAGCAAAATATTCTGGAACTAATAGTAATTTGACACTTTATTTTGATACTGGTGATCATTTCCAAGGGTATACTATTGTTTCAGCGAGTGGAACATTTGATGTAAATGGAACTCATTTATGGATATCAGATGGAACATTTGCCGGTGCTAATACTACGGGTACTCTGATATTAGAAATACAGGAGGTTGAATAATGAGTTCATTTGAAGATTTTATTCAGACTGAATTACCACGTCGTCCATGGACTCCAAATGATCCAAATCAGGAAACCATTGCTGTTAGAAGAGGACCGGGTCCACGTCAATTACATTTTATAGAATTAAATGATGGTGAAATATTAGGTAAAGATTCTGGAGAAATTAAAGGAATTCCAATTCCTAACATTTCTTCAGTATGTTCTGGTTTTGAATTTATTCAAACATCTCCTTCTTTAATATGGAACATAAATCATAATGGTGGAACAAAACGAATACAAATAACAATTTATGATATGTCTGATAACGTTATTTTATCAGATGGGATATCTTTAATTGATAATAATAATTTAACTATTACTTTTTCTCAACCGCAAGATGGAAGAGCAATATTAATTATGTTCTGATTTTTTATTTTTTTTATATAAAAATCTATAAATATCTATAAATATATTTCATAAGATATATTATAAACACAAGGAAATTTATAAATGGCAGGAAAACAAATACAAACACAAGACATTGTATTAGCAGCTTCATTGAAAGTTTTAGGTTTTAATTTAAACAGAATCGAAAAAAATGGAAACAAAGGAACATTTATTTTTGATAATGTTGATGATTCTGTTATATTAGATTATGATTTAGGTAATTTAAGAATTGAACCTGTTGCTTTTAATTCAGCTATTAAAGCATTAACGACGGCAACAAGAAGACAAATATAATTTTTTAAATAGAGGAGGATAAAATTATGAGATTGAATGGTAATTTAGTATTAAATTCAGGTGGTCAGAGCGAAATTCAGAATGTTATTTGTGAGCGTTTATCTTCAGCACCAGTATTTAGTGCATCTGAAGCAGGTCGTATTTATTATAATACTACTGACAATAAGTATTATATAAACAATGGTACAGCATGGGTTGCTTTAGCAACTGGTGGTGATGCTTCAGCACTTCAAGCAGAAGTTGATGCACTTGAAACATCTTTAGGTGCAATGGTTAATGCTTCTGGTGTGTTCCAACCAAGTGCATTTTCTGGTTTCCAAAATATTTCATCACCAACAAGCTTAACAAATGCATTATCACAATTAGATGCAGCTATTGAGGGTGTAGATACATTAGCTGAAATGAATGATACTAATTTTTCTGAATTAGCTAATAATGATTTATTGCAATATGTTTCAGGTACATGGGTTAATGTTGCTATAGGTTCAGCATCTGGTGTACAAGCATATGATGCAGATTTAGATGCTTTAGCAGCTCTATCTTCAACAGGTATTGCTGTTAGAACAGGTTTAGGTACATGGACAACTCGTTCATTAACACAACCTGCAGCTGGTATTACAATTTCTAATAATGATGGTGTTGGTGGTAGCCCAACATTTGCATTAGCTAATGACTTAGCAGCATTAGAAGGACTTAGTGCAACTGGTATTGCTGTTAGAAGTGCATCTGATACATGGGTACAACGTTCAATAGCAACTGCTGATTCTGGACGTATTACAGTAACAAATGGTGATGGTGTATCTGGTAACCCAACATTGGATTTAGCAACTGTTTCACAAGCTTCATCAGGTACATTCCTTAAAGTAACATTAGATAGCTATGGTCGTGTAACAGGAAATACTGCAGTTGTAGCTGCTGATATTACAAGTTTAGTTGATTCAACATATGTTAATGTTTCTGGTGATTCAATGAATTCAGCAGCAAACTTAATATTTTCTGGTGGTGGTGAAGTCAAAGGTTTACCAACAACACCATCAGTTGCAACAGCAGCAGCTTCTAAAGCATATGTTGATAACTTGGTTTCTTCATCAACAACATGGAGAGATCCAGTTGAATGCCCAAGTTTTATCGATATTGTTTCTGCAATTCCTGGCTCACCAGTTACCCATGGATCATATATTAAATATGGTGGAACACAAAATGAAACATGGGGTACATTAACCAATGTTGTTAACAATGACATATTAGAAT